GTGCTCCTGTACGAGCGGTCGCTGACCGACCTGGGCCGGTTGCTGGTGGCCATTGGCCGGCTCAACCTGGACGACCGGCTGGCGCGGATAGATGACCGGCTGGCGGACATCATCGTGCGGTCCGTGGACGCCGGCCTGGTCGCGGCCGGCGTCCACACCGACGACATGGACCGCGTCCGGGCGGTGGTGGGCGCCCAGATACGCCGGCTGTCGGCATGACCGGAGCACTGGTCCGGGCCGCCGACCGCCTGGAGGGCAAGGGAGACTCGCCCCGGTCTCGCCGGCTGCGACTGCTCACCGAACACCCGACCACCACGGCCATGGCCAGCCACTTTGACTACCTGATCGTGGTGACGGACGCGCTGGTGGTGCTGGAGACCGCGCTGGAGGAGTGCGAGCGCGGCGAGTCGGGCCGGCTGGTGTGTTCCATGCCTCCGCAGGAGGGCAAAACCACCTTGCTGCGCTGGTTCTGCGTCCGGCTGCTGATCAAGAACCCGGATCTGCGCATCGGGTACGTGTCCTACGCTGCCGCGCTGGCCCGCGCGTCCGGGCGCTACGTGCGCAACGTGTTCGAGAACTACAGCCTGGAGATCGGCCTGGCCGTCGGCCACGACCGGTACGACGCCGGGGACTGGACGATCGAGGGTCACCGTGGCGGCATGGTGTCGGTGGGGGTCGGTGGCGCGCTGACCGGCCGGCCGATCGACTTCCTGGTGGTGGATGATCCGCTGTCGGGCCAGAAGGACGCGGACAGTGTGAAGGTGCTGGCCGCACAAGAGGACTGGTGGCACTCCACGGCCCGTACCCGACTGGCGCCCACCGCGTCCGCCGTGGTGACCCAGACCCGCTGGGTGGAGGCCGACCTGGCCGGTAACCGGATCGCGGAAGGCTGGCCCCAGGTCAACATCCCGGCCGTGGCCGACGGCGAGACGCCCGACGCCCTGAACCGCGAGCGAGGTCGGTATCTGATCTCCACGCGTGGCCGCACGCCGGAGCAGTGGCAGGCCACCCGCAAGGAGGTGGGAGAGCGCGTCTGGGCCGCGCTGTACCAGGGCCGGCCGGCCCCCCTGGAGGGCGGGATCTTCCGACGTGAGTGGATCACCCGGCATCGGATGACGGAGGTCCCGAAGCTTCGCAAGGTCATCACGGTGATCGACCCGGCCGACAACACCGGCAAGGGGGACGAGGCCGGCATCATCACGGGCGGAGTCGGACACGATGGCCGGTTCTACATCCTGGCCGACGACTCCGGCCACATGACGGTGGAACGGTGGTTCCGCGTTGCGTTCTTGGCCGGCCTGCGCTGGGGTGCGTCGGAAGTCTGCTACGAGCGGTCGCTGTCGGGCCTGGCGCGGCGGGCCAAGGACGCCTGGCGCAACCTGCTGTCTGACGCCCGGACGCTGTACCGCATGGCGTTGCCGTTCGAGCCCCAGCGCACGCCGGAACTGTGGGACGAGGTGGACAGCCACGGCGTGGACCTGATCGCCCGGAACCGCATTCTGTACGAAGCTGCCGTGTACGTGTCCCGCGACGATGCGGACGCGGAGGAGATCCAGGCCGCCAAGGACCGGCTGGACGAGTTGTGGACCCTCGTCCCGGCGGTGCTGGCATTGCCGGAGACCGGCCTGCGAGTGCGCGCGATCCGGCCCGACGGCGACAAACAGCACCGCGCGCTGTTGGCCCAGCCGTTGTACGAGACCGGCAAGGTGAGCCACGTCGGCACGTTCCCGCTGTTGGAGCACACGCTGGTGACCTGGCAGGAGGGCCAGGACAGCCCGGACCGCATGGACGCGGACGTGTACCTGTTGCTGGAGCTGGCGGCCCATTCCCAGCGCGCCCGCATGTCGGCCGCGTCCGGCCCGCGCATTCCCACCCACCCGAACAGCGGCATGATCCAGAGCCGGAATGGCTGGAGGCCACGGTGAGCCTGAACGGCGCCCTGGGCGGCCCTCCCCCGATCCGCAACCAGGTGCGCTCACTGCCCGTTCAGGTGGACTACAGCCCGCCGGGCGTGCCGGCGGGTCACTGGCGGGTCAGTACGCCGCTAGCGCGCGGCTGGGCGGCCGTGGTGGGCACTCCCGGTGAGTTGGCCCAGGCGCTGGTGGCTGCCGCGAACGAGGCCCAGATAGCCAGTTATGCGCGGTTTCAGGGCCAGCCCTATGACCTGGACGTGCTGACGGACGTGGTGCGGGGTGACCCGCTGGCGGAGGCCGCGCGCACGGTGGACTACCGCCGGAGGGTGCGCACGGACCAGCATCACCCGGCGGACTGGGTGCCGATGCCGGACGGCCGATGGCGGGCGCCGGGCGGGCGGATGTACCGGGCGGATTCGGGCGTGGTGCGCCGGGTGAAAGCTGCCCGAACACGACTGGGGATAGATTCGGCATTGTCACCCCCGGTTGATGCGGGGTAACATGCTGGTATGAGTCGACACGGCAGAGGTAGGCGCGGCGGCACGTGGAAGCTGTTGGCCGTCATCGCGCTGGCGTTTCTGGCCATCAAGGCGTGCAGCTACAGCAACGCGACCACCCAGCTACAGCACAACCTCCCGCCCGGCTATCACGTGGTGGGTGCTCACTGATGAGCGACGAATCAGACGCAGAGGACCAGTGGGTGGCCATGCAGGATCAGGGTCGGAAGCTGGCGTACGGCCTGGAGGCGTTCCTGGACTGGTGGGACGCGAACCCGAATGATCACGAGTGGTTCAGGATCGAACACCCGGACCAGTGGCACCGCCTGATGGCCGTACAGATGATGATGGCTCCGCGCCGTGCCGATCGGTTCGATGACGAGATCAAGGCATACCTCCAGGCGATGGCTAACCGAATCGCCCGTTACCTGGGCGAAGACGACACGGACGCCTACCTGCTGGATGACACGCTGTACCGACTGGACACGCTCACCGGGCACGTGCCAGTTCGTGGCCAGATAGTGGACTTCCCGTGACAGAGCGCCTGGACGATGACGGCCGTTGCGTCGTCTCCGACCTGTTCCCGGACCAGTGCGCGTGTCCGGATCATCGCGGCGGTTCGTTGCCGGATGACGCGGACCCGCACGGCCAGGGCCTGGCATCGGCCAGGCGTGACCACGATGACCAGACGCGGGACCAGTGGGGCAGCGCCATGTTCCTGGCCTCGTTCGGCGGCAAGTGCGGCTGGTGTGAGACCCCCTTTAAGGCAGGGGCCGGCGTGCGTTACGACCAGGACGACCGGTTGGTCGGCCCGTGTTGCGCGGAGAACGATGTTCCGATCGACGGGCTGGGACTGTCCGATGTCTGATCAACTCGTGGCCCTGGCCGGCGGCCCGTACGACGGGCATTGGTACTGGCTGGCCGACTGGAACACCCGGCGCAGTTCAACCCAGGCGTTGCCGGACGTGCTGCTGTACCAGCCCACTGGCCAGATGGTGGACAACCCGAATCCGGCCTACGGCAAGGGTGAGGTTTGGCGCTACCGGTCGCCGGCCGGTGACGACTACCAGGAGCAGATCGTCACGCTGGCGTCCGGGTTCCGCGCGGTGGTGTGTCCACGGTGCGCCCGGCCGGCCCCGACGCTGATCGTGTTCAGCCTGGCGCACCGGGACGCACCGATCCGAGAGTGCCCGCGTTGCGCCTACCCGGCCCAGCGGTACCTGGGTGACTACGTGGAGACCATGCCGGAGCGCTACCTGGACTGGTACGAGGCGCACGAATACGAGGCCGTGGTGACAACCGATGACCACGAATGACAGCGAATGGTCAGAGATGGCCATGGCGCTGACCGACCGGTTCGGCCAGTTGGTGACCTGGTGCCGGGTGTTCGCCGTCGGCCAGCCCTGCTCAACGCCATGCGCGGACTGCCGGATGAGCGCGGCCGAACTCCAGAAGATCAAGCGCGATGGCGGACACATCAACGAAATGGGGGAAACGTGAACTCGAATGACTGGGCCGTGCTGCTAAGCGCCGTGGCCATTCTGATCTCCATTGTCTCGATCGTGCTCAACATCAAGATGCGGAGGGGCGGCCGATGATGTGGCACGGACACTTGGCCATGGCAGTGGCCAGTGCGGAGGTCACCGAACCGCTGGCACCGCACCCGCTGGGGCCGGTCGCCTCCGTGGCGGCCTGGTGCGCCATCGTCGGCATCTGCGGACTGGCGTCGGATCTGGACCACCGGGACGGCAAGCTGTCCCACTCGCTGGGGCCGATCACGTGGGTGTTGTGCCGGCTGCTGATCAAGATCAGCAAGGCCGTCTACTTCATGACCAGGGGGCCGCGCGACTACCAGCACACGAACGGCCACCGGGCCTTCACGCATACCCCCGTGTTCGCCGTCCTGGCGGGCGCTGGAGCGTGGCTGGCCGTCCCGGCGCCGTACTCGTGGTTCGTCGGCCTCGCGGTCACCCAGGGAATCCTGGCGCACCTGGCCGGGGACTGCTGCACGAACTCCGGCGTGCCGCTGCTGTGGCCAATCATGATCAAGGGTCGGCGGTGGGGCCACTACGGCATTCCGAAAGCTCTGCGGTTCGAGACGGGCGGACCAGTGGGGGAGCCGATCATGACGCTGGCCATGTACGGGCTGTGCGCCGTAGTGCCGATCGCCTGGCTGATGGTGGGCGTGCGGCTGTGGGCCGCGTAGGACGAGGAGAGAAGATCATGCCATTGAAGGACTACACCACGACGGTGGACACGCACCGAACCATCGGCGAGATCACCGGGATGCTGGTCAAGGCAGGCGCGGACGGAGTGGCCCAGGAGTACGAGGCAGGCCGCGTCAAGGCCCTCACGTTCGCGATCAAGCGCGGTTCCCTGGTGCTGACCTACATCCTGCCGATCGACCCGGAGGCCGTCCGCAAGGTGTTGGCCGGCCAGCACGTCAAGGGCCAGTACCTGGATCTGGATCACTGCGAACGCGTGGCCTGGCGGATCGCCAAGGACTGGATCGCGGCCCAGTTGGCGTTCATCGAAACCGGCATGGTCAGTTTGACCCAGGTCATGCTGCCCTACCTCCGGGGCGATGGGGAGATGTACGAAACCCTCTACGACTGGTGGTGTGAGCAGCAACTACCGGCCCTGGAGGCGGGATCATGAGCTGGGCGGCGCACGGGGTGGTGTTCGTGGAGCGGCCGATGCCGTCGGGCGTCGTGCTGGTGAACCTGTTCATTCCGGGCCTGCCGACCACCCAGGGCAGCAAGCGCCCGATGCCGATCTATCGCGGCAAGAAGGGCGCCAAGGTGTTCACCGGCAAGGTGGCCATGGTGGAGGAGATCAAGCACACGGCGACGTGGCGCGGGGACGTGCGGGACGCGCTGGGCAAGGCGTACGAGGGCCGGCCGGCGTCGCCCAACGCCATGGCGGTGCGGCTGGAGTTCGTACTGCCCAGGCCGGCCAGCACACCGAAGACCCGGCCGACGCCGTTCGCGACCAAGAAGAAACTGGACATCGACAAGATGACCAGGGCCATCTACGACGCTGTGACCTCCGCGTGCTGCGTCTGGGCCGATGACTGCCAGGTGGTCAGCGAGTACAACACCAAGCGCATCGCGGAGATCGGGGAGCCCACGGGCGTGCGGATCGTGATCGAGGATCTGGAGGCCGGTTGTGCCCCGGACGCAAGGGGGGTAACATCGTGGCTATGACGCTGACCGACGCACCCAAGAAAATCACGGCCAAGCGCCAGGCGGTCATCGATCGTGTCCGGTGTGCGTTCGTCGGCTCCGACGGCTGGGTGTTCGTGCCCGGCGCCGGGTTCACGGTGCGCTGGAGTCAGCAGCGGGACACCCCCGGCTGGGTTCTGGCCGCCGGTACGACGTACTGGGGCCAGGAGACCTACAGCCAGCACGTGTTCGTGACGCTGATCGGTCGCCAGGACTCATTCAAGTGCCTGATCAGGATCTGCGCGGCGCCCTGGGCGGTGGCGCGCGACCAGGAGGTCACGCTGGCGCGGGCGCTGGAGATCCTGGACGCCCCGGCGAATGTGCTGTAACCCCTGACAAGGAGATCAACATGGCAGACCTGAACGACACGGCGGCGGAGATCTCGCGACAGCTCCAGGCGCACGGTTTCGAGGACGACGGCGGTATCTACCAGGTGCTGGCACTCGTGGAGGAGGCCGGCGAAATGGTGGGCGCCTACCGGCGCTGGACGGGCCGGGCGCGGCGCACCGGCACGGAACAGGAGTTCCGCCTGGAGCTGGCGGACGTGGTGATCACGGCGTTCGTCACGGCGGCGGAGCTGGCGGTCCGGCTGGACACGCCGGAGCTGTTCCTGGTGCCCCAGCCGCTGGAGCCGGCGGCGGCCTGGCCGAACGTGCTGCACACCCAGCAGTCGGTGAGCGTGTTCGTGGCGGCCTGGTTGGCGTCCTACTCGGACGTGTGGCTCCCACATCTCCAGCAGACGGTGGAACGGTCCTACCTGTTGGCCGGTGCGCTGGGGCTGGACCTGAACGCGGACATTCAGACCAAGCTGGACATCGTGTTCAACCGGGGATGGCGGGAGCTGGCCAAGGCCGGCCGGAAAGACGGCGTGGCCATCCTGCCGGACCCGGTGACGCGCACGGCCTGGCAGTCAGAGTTCGACCAGTGAACGCGCTGCTGTGCTCCAGGGGTGAGCACGTCGAACCCGTGCCGGCGGTCGCCGTGTTCCACTGGCCGGCGACGGACGCAACCCAGCCGGGGCTGTGTGCCGACTGCTTGAAGTGCTGCATCGGCACCTGCACCACCGCGCCCGTGGTGTTGGATGAGGAGTACGACGAACTGTGGTGTGGCCCGCACTGGACCGACTACTCCGAAGGTGAGTCCACGGATGGCCTGACGGAGATTGTCCTGGTGGACTCCGACCGGTTCCGCGAGATCACAGCGGCGGCTGACCCGAACGAGTACAGCGGTGCCGGCGTGCCCAGCGTGCCAGTGACACCGCCGGCCGATCCGATCGCCTGATGGCCGCCAACGACTACGCGGCGAGCGCGGAGCTAGTGGCCCGCAAGCTCCTGGCCGCGATCCTGGACCGGTGCACCTGCGAGGCCGGCCCGCATGACCTGACCGAACCGCACGACCCTGACTGTTCCCTCCAGAACACGGGCTACCTCACCTGATCGACGGTGAGATCGGACGCCGTGACCACTTCCCCTGGTCACGGCGTTTCTGCTGGTCGCCGGTCTCAGGTCTCAGCCCCTCGCGCCTGCGTAGTTACGCGTGCGCGTGACGTGCGAGTGCGACGCGCGTAAGGCGCGTGACGTGCGCGCGGATGTGCGCCTGGGTGCCCGCGCGAGACTTGATCATTTTCGGGCGGCGAAGATCATTTGAAGATCATCCGGTGATCCACTCAGTTGATCAGATGTCGATCACTTGTTGATCACTAATGGATCTTCAAAGATCGTCAAGAGGTGGCGTCATCAGTGGTCAACCAGGGCGGGTGCCGGGCCTCGCTGTAGGTGCAGGTCAGAGCTGTATCACTAGTCCGATCGGGTGGTGTCTCTCCGGAGGGGTGTTGCCCCGGTGCCAAGGGGGGTAACTTAGGTCTCGCAAGGCCACCAGGAACCAACGAGATGCGGGAGACATCATGACGGACCTGCCGGGCGTCGGACGGATCGCGGAGAAGGACGACATTGCCCCCGAGGGAACCGTGATCACCAGGCAGCACGTGATCGACTACCAGAACCGGTGCAACGCGGCGGCGGCCCGCCTGGGCCTGCCTCCCTCGTTCCCCAACGTCCCGAAGAACTGACCCAGACGCCCCTGCCGGCCGGCGGACGAGCCCCGGCCGGCAGGGAGCCCACCAGGAAGGACAGCCCGATGAACCGCACCGCCAAGATCTTGACCCGCGTGATCGGCCAGCCATGACCACCTGGGAGATCCCGGTGCCGATGGTCGAGACGGACCGCCACGGGCGAGCGTGCCCGTGGACCCTCAACGACCGACCGCCCTGGACGACGCGTCGAATGCACGCTGCACGGATCAAGAGCGATGTGGCGTGGCGCGTGAAGCAGCAGAAGATCCCACCGCAGGACCACGTGACGGTGCAACTGCACTACGCACCCGGCGACAACCGACGCCGGGACGCCGACAACCTTGTCGCCACGAGCAAACCAGCGGTCGACGCCCTCGTGCGGTCGGGCGTCGTGAGGGACGACTCGCCGCAGTACGTCACGCAACTCATGCCGACGATTCACGCCGGCAATCAGGAGCGGCGACTGTGGCTCGTCATCACCGACGATGCTCCGGGTGGCGTGCCCGACTACCGGGACACGCCATGAGCCCGCGTGCCGCTCGCGGCCTGTCGCCCAACCCGCTGACCCGCACGAACAGGAGCTGACCATGAACATCCGGACCACCACCTGGTCCACCGACCAGGCCAGCGATCTGGCGGCCTACCTCTACAACAACGCCATCCTGGACACCGTGTTCACGGCGATTCACCAGCGCATGACGATCCAGAGCCACATGGACTTGTCCGGCTGGCACCTGTCCCGCGTGTTCACCGACCACGGCACGGTGTACCGGGCGGAGGTCAAGGTCACGTACAACCAGGGCCAGTACGCCCGGCAGACCGCCGGCACGGTGGACGCCGGCCGCCGGTACATCATCCTGGACCACATCGGACAGCCGACGACCAGCGCGGACACGCTGCACGAGGCCCTGGTCCGCGCGCTCCAGGAGCTGGTCCAGATCACCCCCGTGGAGTGGCCGGCCCGCTGGCCCTACGGCGAGTTCAGCAGCGTCAACCGTTGATCGACCGGCCCGGCCGTCGTTTTTCCCCCGGCGGCCGGGCCAGAAAGGCGTAAGCCCAGGTAACTGGCTATTGTGGCCCGCCATACAAGGGGGGTAACATGGTGTCAACGGGGCAGGCCAGCCCCCCACCCGAAGGAGATCGACATGATGGACGCCACCGCCACGATCGTCACGGACACGCCGTGCTGGACGATCGCGATTCGCCCGACCGAAACACGGGGGATCTTCCACCGCGTGGACCTGGCGCTGACCTGGTCGCAGGCCGTGGACCTGGCGGGCTACGTCCACACGCTGACGCCGGAGGCCGCCGTGTGGTACGTGCCCAACCGCCAGGCGGAGCTGACCGGCTACGTCCACACCGATGACGTGCTGAATGTCATGGTCCACACGGGTGCCCGCATCCGGATCAAGGACGACGGTGTCCTCCCCTTCGACACCAACCCCCCGGCCTGCACCGCCGTGACCAGCCTGAACGATCTGACGGACGAGGTTGGCCGCGTCGTGGACGCCATGCGCACCCACAAGCTGGGCCAACTGGTCGAGTTCGACGCGCTGGGCGTGCACTACCGCACCAAGATCACGCGCGACAAGCGGACGCTGGCCCGCGTGGAGACCCGGCCGACCGACGGCGCCAACCTGGAGGCCGTCGTCACGATCGAGATCAACCTGGGCCTGAACGGGCGCGGCTTCACGTCGGAGCACCGCATCCCCACCGCCAAGATGTTCCTGCTGGTCAGCGGTGCCGGCGGCGAACTGATCCAGGACTCCGACGACTACAACGTGGTACTGGCCACCGCGCTGGTGCACCTGCGCCACGTGCCGGCCACGGTCCGCCGGATCGAGTGCTGGAACTGACCCAAGCTCCGCCCAGGCCCCCTGACATTCGCCGGGGCCTGGGCGGTATCGCGTGAGACCTGAGACAAGGAGACTCGATCATGATCCGCCAGGAGCAGGTGAACCGCATCGTGCGGGCGGCCGATGAACTACGGGACGCGAGCCACGATCACTTCCACGCGTGCACGCCGGAGAACGACCGGGCCGTGAACAGGTGCGTGGCCGTCATGGACGCGCTGTTGCGCAACAGCACCCCGGCGGAGCTGGACGCGGCCGGGGTGGAAGTCGACTGACCAGGAACAATGCAACCCCCGGCCCTTTGCAGAGGTCCGGGGGTTGCTGCTGCCCGCTACGCCACTGGTCGTGATCCTACGCGGCCGGCTGACGGTCCGGGGCCGGGCCGGCGTGCCATGTGCCCTCGCGGCTGTGGGCATGGCCGGCGGCGGCCAGTTTGCGCAGGTGCCGGAACGCGGTCGCACGGGCCACGCCGGCACGTTCGGCCAGCTCCTGGGCGTTCGCCGGCCCGGCCATGAGCGCGGCCAGGATCGGGTTGTCCGGCCGAACCGGCGCCGGCACGACCATGCCGGCGGCCATAACCTCGTCCGTGGTGTCGGTGAGCGCGGCCCAGGCCGACGGCTCCAGAACGCGCATCCCGTCGGCCAGCACAGCATCAATGTGGGCGCGGCGGTCGCGCACGGACACCCGGTAGCCCTTCGCCGTCTCCGGCGTGTTGTGTTCGTCGTCCTGGAGCACGAACTGGCCTGGTCGCAGGCCCGTGCAACTCCAGCCCTGCCGGACCTGCTCCTTCCACAGCACCTTGTTGGCGTGCTGGTTCAGGCGCAGGCCGATGGTGGCCTTGAGCTGGGACTGGAGTTCCTTGGAGCCGGTGTCCGCGCGGGAACCGTTCTGCGCCAACAGGATCAGCCAGACACCCACCTTGCGACCACGCTTGCCGATGCGGCCCACCAGGGCCTGGTGTTCGCGGCCTACGTAGTTGTACTCACGGGTGGAGCGCGCGGCGGCCACGGCCACCCAGTCCGGGTACTCGTCAATGATCGCCACCAGCCAGGGGTGCTCCGGGGCCGGCTCGATCGAGTCCCCGGCGTCGTCCGTGGCCTCTTTTGCCTGGCCCAGACGCTTTTCCCGATCTTCGATGACGGCCATCAGCCGCTGGAGCATGATCACCGTGGAGTCGTAGTCCTCCGCCAACGGCAGGGCGAAGCAGCGGCGCCACACACCCAGCGTGGCGCCGGAGGCCATGTCCGACCCGACCAGCACCACGTCCCGGCAGGCCGTCAGCCAGATCAGCAGAGACTCCAGCAGCGTCGACTTGCCGGAGCCGGTCTGGCCGACCACCAGCAGGTGCTGGAGGGTCCACATCACGGCGGCCCCGGTGGCGTACAGGCCGATCTGGATACGCTTGCCCAGGCCAGCGAGGCTGATCGAGCCGGGAGCCGGCATCGGGTGGGACAGCGCACCGCGCCACGGGTCACGGACCATGAACTGGAGGGTGATCCGGCTGCTGTTCGTGTCGTCCTCCGCCAAGCTCACGGCGCCACGGCGGAGCCGGTAGAACGACGTGATGTTAGGCAGGCAGTTGGCCACGTCCTCCAGGGTCGCACCGTGAGCCAGTCGCACGATGAGAGTGCAGAGACCGCGACGGGTGCCGGTGGCCCCGACCACCTTGGAGTCCAGGAGCGGTTTCAGCTTCGTGTTGGTGGTGGCACCCTCCGCCAGCTTGCGCCACTTCCGTGCGTACCGGTCGGCCCGACCCGCGATCCGGATACGGCGGTGGTACCACCAGGTGCCACCGAACACGACGGTGCCACCCTGCCATCCGTAGGCGGTCCACTGGCTGGCACCGGCACCGACCCGCAGTGCCAGCCAGCCCCCGATGAAGATCAGGACCAGTGCCAGGTAGATGCGCTCCGTCGGCCGGTCCAGCACACCCTTGCGGCCGGAGTCCATGGAGTCCGGTACCAGTGCCGTCACCACGCGGGCCACGCCCCGGGAGAGGTGAGGGCCGGCCAGTGCCAGTGCCAGACCGGCCGCCGGGAGTGCCAGTGCCACCGGCCACAGGTCCGGTGCCAGCGCCCGCCAGATCAGCGCCACGATCTCCAGGACCGTGGCCACCCACAGCGGTGCCAGTACCCGGCGCCAGCGCCAGGACAGCCGGCCGATCAGGCGCCCGATGGGCCGGAACACCCACCGCCACGCCGCGTAGATGGTCAGGCCGGTGACGACACCCTCCCCCAAGAGGTCGGCCAGCGGATGCCTGCGTGCCACGTCAGGCTCCCTTCGCGAGATTGGCGATCTTGGTTGCGCGGCTGCTGCCGACGCCGAACTCCTGCATGACGCGGCGCCGGGACACGCGGTCCCACGTCCGCGCCATCTCCGCCAGCTCCGCGTCCGTCAGCTCCGACAGCGGCCCGGACGGGACTGTGGTCAGCCGGCGGCCAGTGGAGGCGGGGGAGACCTTGGCGCGGTCCCGCACTGGCACCGCCGGTACCTTGGTGCCGATCTCCGTCATGCTGATGGGTGCCATCACCAGGGTTCGTTCCGTGATGGACTCCGCTGGCACCGGTCGTGGTGTCGGTGCCACCTCTCGGACCGGTGCCGGCGTTGTAGGCGTAGGTGATACCGGGTCCACGGGGTGACGCGGTGCCGGTTGCGGTTCGGTCACGACTGGCACCGGTACCGCTGGATCGGCCGGTGCCGGTCGGTACTCCAGTGGTGGCCCTGGCACCGGTGCCAGGGCCGGTGCCAGTGCCGGCTCCGGCGCGCTGTGCTTGTGCAGGACCAGCAGCAGCCACGCGAGCATGGCCGGCGGGATGGCACCCAGGATGGCGGCCAGGACACCGGACGCCAGGTAGTGCCAACTGACGTTGCCCGCCAGAGACAGGCCGATGGCGGTCAGCGCCAGCGCACCGGCCGACCGCGCGGCCCGGCCGTGGCGCATCCACACGTCCATGGCGAACGCGGCCACCGCGTCCAGGGACAGCGGAAACAGCCAGTCCGTCCAGCCGAACCCGGCGCGGGCCGCGAGCGACTGGACGGACGTAAAGCTGATCACCGCTGTGGCGGACACGGTGATGAAGGCCAGCACACGGAGCCGGACGGTCCGCACGCGCCAGCTACTCACCTCCATGGCTCACCTCCGGAGAACCCGCGCAACCGCCGACGCCTCTCCAGCGGAATTCGGACCCAGGTCCAGATCACGTAGGCGCCGTACGCCCCGACGACCAGCCACCACTGTGACGCGCTGATTCCCACCGCCAGCGCGACGATCAAGCCAACAACCGGCCACAACCTCATGCTGATACCATAGTGGTATCCCCCCAAAGTTTCGGGTAGCATCGGCGTCTGCCCAGGTGAATGGGGGTTGTGTTACCCGGTCAGTGGGGGGTAACATCGGAGATGTCAGAGAGCGGAGGGAACATCCTCTAGCCGGACGAGATCGACGGGAGACGATCACAGATGAGCACCATCGACACCTTGCGCCACGCCACCCTGGACGACATGATCAGCACCTTGCGCAGCCAGCAGGCCCGTAAGATCGACCTGGTGATGCCGGCGTCCGCCATGCGGTTCCGGGACGGCAACCTCGTGGTGAAGGGCCTGGACTGGATTCTGGACGACAACGGCGCCACGGACCCCAACGGCGTTTACACGCCCACCAAGCGCGCGGACCAGACCCTCTCCGACCGGCTCAACGTCCCGGGCGCCTACCTGACCCGGATGCGCAACGAGCGGCCCGACGTGTACGACTTCACCCTGAACCGGCTGGCCGGTGGCGTGCGCAAGGCCGACGGCACGATCGTCTACGAGGCCGACGGCCGCGACTTCCTGGCCCGCCTGTTCCGTGGCGACGACGGCCAGGGCGGAGTGCTTCGCGCCATGCTGTCCAACCGCTACGGCATCCAGGACAACCTGGACGTGCTGATGGCAGTCCTGGCCGGGATCAACGCGGCCAGCGCGGAACGTGAAGCCCAGGGCCTGGAGGCACTGGACGTTCAGGTCCGGGACTGTGACCTCACCGACTCGCGGATGAACGTGTCCCTGTACTCGCCCCAGGTCAAGGCCATGGCGCCCAACCTGCTCCGGGCCTACCGCAACCCGTTCCAGGTGAATCCGGAGTTCGCCCAGGCGCGTGGCGGGGACGCGGAGGTGGAGCACTGGCGCCGGATCGCGGAGCGCGAGGGCATGGCCTACGAGCGTGGCCAGGAGCCGGTGGTGTTCGCCGGGTTCCGCATCCGCAACAGCGAGGTAGGCGACGGTGCCCGCTGCCTGACCCCGGACATCTGGGTGCGGATCTGCAAGAACGGCCTCACCCTGCCGCTGTTCGCGGACTGCAAGGCCCACCTGGGCGCCCGCATGGAGGCCGGCGTGTGGAACGCGGAAGTCCAGACCAAGGAGACCGAACTGATCGTGGCCCAGGTCAAGCAGCGGGTCAGCGAGTGGCTGAACCCGACGTTCCTGGCCGACCGCATCAACGAGATCGAGGCCCTGGCGGGCAAGCCGGTGACGGAGCCCACCAAGAAGATCAAGGCCCTGGGCAAGACGTTGAAGTGGTCGGACGCGGAGGCGGACGGCATCCTGGCGCACTTCACCACGGGCGGCCAGCTCACGGCGGCCGGTGTGGCGAACGCCATCACCTCGTTCAGCCAGACCCTGACCAACGCGGACCGCGCGTCCGACCTGGACGACCAGGCGGTCAAGGCCATGAGCCTGGTGTGATAGACCGGCTGGCGGCCGGAGGTTCGGTCCGGCCGCCAGCCACCTGGGGACGTAGCTCAATCGGCAGAGCACAGAGGCCGGCCGGCTACAACAGGACTGTGGTTCCGGGTTCGAGTCCCGGCGTCCCCCCCGCGAGAGGTTATCCAACGACGGACGGAGATCGACATGGCGGAGCAGCGCGGCGGCAAGGTGACCAACATCGTGGAGGGTGCGGCCACCAATGTGACGCAGGTCGGCAACACCGACGGTGACGGCGGAGAGGTCACCAACATCGTGAACGGTGACGCCACGAACGTGTTCCAGGCGGGCACGATCACGGGTGGCGTGCACATCGGTCGGTAGCAAGAGCCGGGGATGTAGCTCAATCGGCAGAGCTGTGGCAGGCTGGCCAGCTTCTACGCCACGAGGTCCGGGTTCAAGCCCCGGCATCCCCCCGAAGGGTGCCCGTGAGGGCTGCCACCGTGCACGGTCCGGCCGCTGCGCCACCGCTCACCGTACGGCCGCACCTGGGCCGGACACTATGGCGGGACGTGTGGGACGTGGAGGACAAGGCAGGACGTAAGGCTCGAACTCGGCGGGCGCGTCCACCCTCTGAAATGTCGTCTCCCGCGACACGCCAAGGCCCCGGGACCGCTCACCACAGCGGTGGAACCCCGGGGCCTTGGCGCTGTCCGGGCCACGGACGCGTGCCGTCGGCTGCCCATCGCGGCGACGCGGCCACGGTAGGCCAGGCCCGGGTGACGTGGATAGATCGTGGATTTTTGGTGGATCGAAAAAACCTCTTGTGGCCCCAGGCTTAAGGGGGGTAACATTGAACCCATGCGGACGATCATCACCCCGAAGCAGCAGGCCGGTATCGAGGCCATCAACGCGGACCCGTTCGCGCTGGGCATTGCGCCCGTGACGCTGGACGCGCTGGTGCGCAAGGGGCTGGCCCGGGACCTGTCTGGCGGCAACCGCCTGCGGTACGAACTCACGCTGGCCGGGCGCCTGCTGCTTCCTGGCGTGGACGTGACCGCCCACCAGTCCAGCGTGGCCCTGGCCGCGCCCGCGCTGTTCCCGACGACGGATGAGGACTTCTGATCATGACGAATCACCCGGACCCGAAGTTCACCGGTCACTACACGGATCGGGACGCCACGCTGGACAGCGTCGTGCAACTGGACGTGATCAACGGCCGGGACGCGGTCTACATGACCACCCGTACGGAGCTGTTCGGCGGCATGGTCAAGACGGAGGCCAGCGTCACTCTGGAACCGGCGGCTGCGGTGAAGCTCCGCGACCAGCTCACCACCATGGCCGTGTTCAACGAGTGGGAGCGTCCGGCGACGTTGCCACCGGGCATCAGGGCCAGCTTGTCCATCCTGGTCAACCAGGCGCATCAGGGCCTGGACTCCGGTCGCAACGAACAGGACGTTCTGGCCGATGTGCTGGCCAGCATCAACACCCTGCTGGGTGCGTCATGAGCGACTACCCGAATGGCGCGGACCAGGGCCGGATCGATGACCTGGCCGCCCGGCTCCGGCGGGCCTACAACGGCATGAACGGCGCCAACGACCAGTGGCGGCATGTTGCCTCCGTGGCGTACGTGCACATCGGCCGCGAGGTCACCAAGCTGACCGACGCCCTGACCGCGCTGCACATCCGGGCCACGGAGCAGATCAACAACGAGGACGCGGACCGCCAGTACGTACTGGAGGGGTTGCTGGCCAGTATCGCGGCGCTGGCTGGGTTCAACGAGGACGAGGAGGGCTGACCCATGATCAAGGGTGTGCTGACGGAGCAGTTGATCCGCATGTTCGCCGTGGAGGGTGAGGGGCCGGTGGATCGGCCGCACTCCGCAACGCGCATCGTGGTGGACCGCGTGGAGATCACCTACGAGCGGACCACGGAACGCGGCTGGACCCCCAAGAAGATCCACATCAAGGGCTGGCGGGCCAAGGCCGACGGGACGGCCGGCGGCCAGTTCCTGGAGGAACACTGGTACTACAACCCGTCGCCCGATCCGGCCGTGATGGGGAGCTGGGGCTACGCCATGCCGCCAGCCCTGTGGCTGACCGTGCTGGCCGCGAACACGTGCCCCGACGGGCCGGCCCTGGAGCCGGTGCCGGGTAGCGGAGAGGCCGCCGTGGACCTGGACGCGGTGGAGGGTTGACCGGTGGCCACTCTGCCGATCTCCGAAGAACGCCTGTTCACCTTCATGGTGGAGAACGAGGCGCCGGTCCGGCGTCACGGCGCCATGGACTTGATCGTGCCGAACTGGCTGGTGGTCACCTATTCCCAGCACACGGACCCGGATTACCGGCGCGCGTGGATCGTGCGGTGCGTGGAGGTCACGGGCTACCGCGCCAAGCGGGACGGATCGGCCGGCCAGACGGCGGCCCGCGCCACGTGGTGGAGTCCTGGTGCGCCGGAGTTCGAGCTGTGGCCGGAGTGGCTGGCCAAACTGATCACCGCGAACATGCCGATGTGATCATGGATGACCTACACCTGGTCCAGATCACGATCACGTGCCGTGGCTGTGGCGCGCGGTGGAAGACGTGGTGGACGGAGTCAGGAAACCAGCAGATGCCAGCATGTCCGGACTGTGTTCCGGGCCTGGAGTAGCGACAACCGATGACAAGGGAGTGATCACCATGGCGGATGCCAGATGGCAACCGCAGGGACCGCCGGCCCGTGGTGAACAGGTCACCACGGAGGCCGTACAGCGGGCCGTGAACATCATCAAAGCCGACAACAAGGTCAGCCGCGAGGAGCGGCGCGCGGCCCGGAAGGCGGCACGGGCATGAGCGGTCCGAATGAGTTGGGCACGTACACACGGCGGCTGGTGGCCGATGTCAGTGCGGAGCTGGACCGGCGCCTGGCCGCGCTGGGCGAGATCCGCGACCGTGAGGCCACCTGGGCGGACTACCTCATGGCCCAGGCGTATGAGGCGCTGGGGCAGGCGGACGCGGCCAACGTGCGCACGGTGCTGATCGAGCTGGCCGCGACCGCGCTGGAGTGGGCGCGTGACATCGATCTGACGGAGGCCGGCCACGGTACGCACGAGATCGTGTGCAGTGAGCCGGCACGGGCCACGCCACCGCCGGATCTGGCGTGGCCCGTGCCGGTCCGGCCCGGCGGACCCGTTCACGGCGGGTTCCGCGTTGTCGACGGCGGGAACTATGACCAGCCGTGACCACGGCGGAGCGCACCGCGCTGATCATCATGACGGTGATCAGCGCGGTGATTCTCGTAGCCTCCGGGATCGCCTGGTGGACCGGGCGGTAACCATCCTGGTCGCGCATCCGGAAGCGCTGTACCGGCCGAACCCGCGCCATGGTCAGTGCCGCTGGCTGGGCTGTGACGAGGCCCCGACGGATCTGGCCGGCCCGTGGTGTTGGCGGCATCGGGCCTGGCACTACGCCAGGGTGCGCATCCGGGAGGACATGCGCCGGGCGGTGCTCCGCGAGGTCGGCACGCTGGCGCAACTGGGCCTGATACGGAGCGAGTACGTCTGACCGTTGTAACCCCCGCTGCCACCGGGTAACATGGTCGCGTAACCACGGCAGAGGGAGACGACCATGGCGGACAACGAGCCGGTGACCAGGACGACGGACAGGGCTATCGACAAGGTGAACAACCGGGTGGTCGGCAAGGCGGACAAGGACCCGAACGAGAAGCTGGCGGAGGCCATTCGGGCCACGAGGAGGACGCGGTGAGCGAGATCAACCCGGAGCTACGGGAACTGGCGGACAAGGCCCGTGCCTACCTGTCCAGCACGCTGTACCCGGCCGTGATGGGCGGCCTGGGCGTGTACTCGCTGCTGGAGCACATCGACAACGGCCGACCGGTGGACGTGAAGACGGTCGCCACGGCCGTGATCGAGCACGCGGAGGCCGCCGGCTGGTCGCTGGCCCAGGATGCCAATGGCTTCTGGGAAGCCATCCCACCACCGGAGCGCATCTGGTCCGTGGAGATGGCGCCGGAGGCGAATGGGTCATGACGTTGCTACCGGCCGATGCCAACGAGCTGGAGGCCCAGGAGCTGGCCGCGCTCCAGCTTTTCCTGCTGGAGCGCTCCGCCCGCGGGCCGCTGGTCGAACGGGTCCTGGTGGCCGGTAGCCGCAACTGGTCGCGGGTGCGCATCCTGCGCATGGCAATCCAGATGCTGCCCAGGACGGCGACGCTGGTCGAAGGGGACGCGGCCGGCGTGGACCGCGTCTCCGGGATCATGTGGCGTTCGCTGGGCGGCGCGGTGGAACCGCATCCGCTTCCGGAGCGCTGGTGGCTGGCCGGCCGGCGTATCCCGCTGGAGCGCAACCAGCACATGGTGGATCTTGGTGCTGACGTTGGCCTGTTCTTCCACCGCGACAACTCCGCCGGTACCGCGCACTGCCTCCGGGCCGCGCGTGAGGCCGGCATTCCCACGTTCGTGTTCACGCAAGGAGGCCCCGATGGGCGGAAAGTGGATCAACATGGAAGGCACTACCGACGGTAAGCATAACTGCCGGGTGCCCTTCATCCTGGGCGGCCCGTTCGGGCCGGGCGCGGGCGCGCTGTGGCAGTGCGATTGCGGCGACCAGTGGAAGGTGGTCACCGACCAGGACGACCGGACACCACCGCGCACGATGAAGCGCTGGGAACGGGTCCAGGTGGAGCTGACCCGCGCGGACGTGCTCTCCCGTGTGCTGACGGTGCTGCCGGCCCACATCGGCACCGACGAACGCGGCCAGTGGTACGTGGAGCACACGCTGGCCGCGCTGGAGCGGTTGCACCTGGAGCAGTGGGCGGCCGGCGGCAAGGTGGCCAAGCGCGAACCGGCCAGTTAACGTCTGGCCTGCCGGGTCGACTTCCCCCCTCGCGATTCCGGCAGGCCAGACCCTCGTGTGAACCCCAGCGCACGGGGGTCTGGGTGGGAGGATGAGGACATGCCCGACACGGATTCGATCTACACCTACGCATCCTGGTGGCCGGTGTCCGTTCTGCTGCCGGACCGGACCACGATCTGGCACCGCGTCCGCGTCTACGCCACCACCGCCGGCCTGGTGATCTACCGCCAGCGGCCGACCGGCCAGACCCCGGAGTGGGGCAGCCTCACGCCGGACTGGTTCTCTCCGGTGGACTACGCGGCGAACCCGCGCCCGGCCGCGTCCCAGCTTCCCGGCAGTTCGATCAGCCTGACCACACAGGACGGCCTGGTCACGATCACGTTCACGGGCGGCTGTGGGTGCGGCAACCCGCTGAAGACGTGGCGGCCGTCATTCAGCACCCGCGTGCAGGCGTGGCCGGCCAGCGCGGTACCAGCCTGATACCAACTCCCCCGACAGGAGACGATCATGGGTGAGCACTACACGGCGCCGGAGTTCACCGGCCTGTCGTGCGACAAGGCGAATTGCACTACGCGCAAAACCACGGACCCATTGCCGACATGGAGTAGCCGGCGGGAGGAGTTCGAGGCCCAGGCCGCCAGCGAGGGCTGGACGATCTGGGCCGGCAGGACGCGGCGCGTCTACTGCCCGGCACACAAGCCCCAGGACGGCCACCGGATGCGCCTGGTGTCGAAGCTGCCGGCCCTGGCCTGCTCCTGTGACGCGACCGGCGCACCGGAGAACCCGCACCGGGACTACTGCGAGTTGAACCATCCCCATCACCCGTGTGACCCGCGCACGTGCACACGGCACACCGTGACACCGGCAGGAGTGTGACCAGGCCATGGCAGAGCTGGATCAGGAGTTCGTGAACAAACTGCTACACGGCGACCCGGCGGCGGAGGCGGAGAAGTACCGCCAGGCCCGGCTGCTGGAGCTGACGCCCCGGAACGAGGACGAGGCGCGGGCCGTGCTCAACGTCGCGCTGTCGTACCCGAACGTCCGGGACGAGATCATGGAGATGGCCCGCATGTTCCGCGCTGCCGCCGACTCCGCCCAGGCCATCGCGCGGGTGATCTCCGACCTTGACCGGTGCGAGCACGGCCGGCACGCCAAGGACTCCTGCCTCATGTGCCCCGGCGGCAAGTCGACCGGCAACCTGCTGCTGGAGCCGGGCCGGGTGATCGGCCACACCGTGCACGGCCGGCCGATCGTGGTTCCGGCGCCGGGGTTCGACTGGATGCAGCGTTCGAGCTGGATGGGCGACTGGCCGCCGGAGCCGGGAGTCCAGGAGTGAGCGGTCAACTGCTGTCGCCCGTCGACTACTGGCCAGACGGCCGGCTGTGCCCCTACGACGGGGCGACGCTGGCGGAGGTCCACCGGGCCATCGGCCAGGCGACGATGTTCGTCCACGTGGACGGAACGCGACACCAGGATGCGGTGGCCATGGCCGTCCAGCGGGTGGACGAGTGGGAGTGCCCGCAGTGCCACCACGCCCTGATCCCGATCAGTCGGAGGCGCTGGCGCAACTGGTTCCGCAAGACCATCTGGCGGGCCTGCGTCCGGCCGGGATGCGATTGGATGGAGCAGACCGGCGGACCCGCCGTCCGGTCGCGAGTCAACCCATGAGGGGCCGGAGATGACCTACCAGCAGGTACCCACGAAGTTCGAGGCGGAGCAGTTCACGGGGAGCAACTTTGACGCGTTCGTGGCCGCCGTGGACCCGGAAAACCTGCACAGCGTGACCCTGAACGACGACGGCACGGTCAGCTACTACGGGCCGGCCGGCCAGTTCCTGATCAACCCCGGGGACTGGCTGATCAGCCAGGGCTACACAGGCACGTTCGCCGGCTGGAACGCCTACGGCGGTGCGGGCAACGTGCGACCGGATGATCAGTTCCAGACACAGTTCGTGGCGGTGTAGCGGTGAACGGCTGGACCGTGCCCCGGTTGCTGGCACCGCGCCTGACTTACCGGGCGCGGTTCGGCCACTGGTGCGACCACCGGACCTACTACGCGGGTGCGCCGTGGAACGTGCCCGATGACGCGGACCTGGCCAGTGGACGCGTCGTCAGCGACGTGGACACGGACATGGTGCCGGTGAACCGTGGCTGGTCCGACTGGGAAATGATCGACCTGGGCCGCGCGAAGATCCGATCCTGTCGGCGGTGCGGCTACGTGGAGACGACGATGGGCCACCCGATGCGGGACATGGCCAAGGAGCTGGCCGACCGGCCGGCCATCCGTGGCGTTGGCGCGGTGCTCCTGGTCGTCGGCCTGTTGGCGCTGGTGGTGTGGCTCATGATCTGGGTGTTCCCGCTGTGGCTGGACGTGGCCATGTTCGTTGGTGCTGTGATCTTTGGCGGGAGCGTGCGGCGATGACGGACCCGGATGACGAGGGCTGGACCGACCTGGGCCACGGCGTGAGCTGGTCGCCGTTGGTGGACCGGGATGGTGACCTGGTGGCCCTGCTGGAGCGCCACGACTGTGCGCCGGAGTCGCGCGGCGTCGGCTCGCTGCCCCTGCGCACGGAGGCCGGCATGAGGGCGTTCCCGGACGGCCCGCACTGGACCCTGGAGACCCAGGAGCCGATCACAATCACCCCGTCGGTGCGGTGCCGGACGTGCGGCAAGCACGGATGGATCAAAGGTGGAGAGTGGGTGCCGGCCAGTGACTCCACGTGAGTACGTCCCGGTGGTCCTGCCGCTGAACATCCTGATCCTGGGTGGGGCCGCGTTGGACAAGGCCGACCTCTACCAGTACGCCATGCTGTGCCTGACGCTCCTGGTGATCAATGCCCTGGTGGCGTTCCATGGCCTGCCCGCCGACGGAACGCCCGCAACTGACCATGACGGCTAGCCTGCGCTCCAGGCCGACCACCAGGAGGACACGATGGCCCGCACCAACATCAACGCCGTTCCGTTCGCCGGCCAGTCCAGCGCGGACGTGTACGAGAGCATGGACCTGACCGGCGGCACGGCCACGGACGCGGTCAACGGCAACAGCACCGCCAACAACGGGAGCCTGTACCTGTTCGTGACCACGTCGGCGGCCGATGCCACCTTCACGATCCGCAAGCCGGAGCAGGCGGCCGGCCAGGTGGAGAACCTGGCCAACGGCGCCATTCGGATGTTGGGGCCGTTCCGCGTGGACATCTACGGTGACCACGTGGAGTGGACCGGCCTGGCCACCACCAAGGTGCTGCCGATCCAGATGGTCGAACTGACGTGAGGCTGCTGGGCCGGCACATCGGCGGGGGTCACGGGCGCTGGCACCGGTTCCAGGTCAAGCGCGGTGGTCGGGCCACGGTCTGGCCCTGGGTGCAGGTGCGGACGCCGGTCGGCTCGATCGTCATCGGCCGGACACGGCCACTGGATCACCCCAAGCTGGTGAGGCAGCGGTGAGCGAGCCAGTCAGGGAACCCCGGCCGGCGGATTTCGGCCTGGTGCGGATCAGGGGAGCATCGGGCGGCCTGATCCGGGTGGGCCAGTACCTGAACGAAGTGCGCTGGCGCACGCTGTTCGACCGCACGCTGTGGCGCAACGTCCAGCACGCGTTCGTCCTGGTGGACGACAACATGGTGGTGGAGGCGGAGCCGGGCGGCGCGCGGCACGTCTCCCTGGACGAGTACAAGGACGAACAGGTTATCTGGTCGTACTGGGACCTGACCGACGACCAGCGCGCGGCCATCGTGGCGGCGGCCATGAGCCTGATTGGCACGCCGTACAGCTTCCTGGACTACGGGTCTCTGGCGGCGCGGCGGCTGCACATCCCGATACCGGGCCTGCGCAAGTACATCCAGGACACCGGGCACATGATCTGTTCCCAGCTCACGGACGAGGCGTACCGGCTGGGCGGGCAGCAGATGTTCGCTGATCACCGTTGGGCCGGCGACGTGGACCCGCTGGAGCTGTACCCGGTGCTGGGTGGCCCGCTGATCGGTGAGGTGGCGGCCTGATGCCGTGGTGGGGCGTGACGTTGATCGCGGTGGGCGCGGCCGTGTTGGGGGGCTGGGTGGCCGTGCACTGGCTGGGCCGGCAGATGTACCGGAACATGTGATGGGACCAGGGTGGATCAGGAGGGCCTGGGATGTTGGGTAGCGGGCTGACCCCAATCGCGAGGGTGGTATGACGCAGGAATCGCCGTTTCCGGCGGAGCTGGCCGCGCTGGTGGCGTCGTGCACCTACCGGCCGGGCTGGCATCTCTGGCTGGATGACGACTACGACCGGGGCCAGGGCTGCGTGGGCATGACACTGATCATCGCCTGCACCGTGCCGGACACGTACAACCTGGACCACACGATCACGGTCCGGCACTTCTTCCCGGTGCCGGCGGCGGCCTACAACCGCGAGTCCTGGCAGCGGTGGCTGTTCGATCAGCTTCTGCTGGTGGAGCAGCACGAGGCCATGGAGATGTTCCAGGTCGACGGCCAGCGGCCGTACGCACCCAACCACGGGCCGGGCTGGAACCCGTACCTGATCACCACCGTGGCCAGCGACATGGACCGGCGGACCGACTTCCGGGGCGTCGTTTCGTGAACTGGCCCTTGTTGATCGTGAACGCACCGATCGCGGCGCTGGGCCTCGTGTGGCTGTACGCCCAGATCCGGCGGTGGCCGGAGTGACCGATGACCTGATGTTCTGCCTGGCCGTGTTCCGGGCCACGCGGCTGCTCCAGCGCGATGACGTACCACCTCTGCCGGCCTGGCGGGCCGCGATCATGAACCGCCACGGCGCCAGCGTGTGGTCCAACCTGCTGGACTGCCCGTGGTGCCTGTCGGTCTGGGTGGCCGCCGGCCTGGCGCTGTTGCGGCTGGTCGCCCCGCGACTGGCCCGGCCGCTGATCGTCGTCCTGGCATCATCGGCCGTGTCCGGCCTGCTATCCGACGGCTGGGACCTGGTGACCGAACACGGCTAGGAGGCGGTGATGGGCTGGTTCGGCAACCGCACCAGACAGCCCAACGGGAAGCGCCTCCCCAGCTCCACCATGACGGCCGCCGGCTCCAGGATGGACCTCGCGGACCATGACATCATCCGGCAGATCGTCCGCACCAAGATGGGCTGGCAGACGCACGCCTGGGACTACCGGGATCTGATCGGTGAGCTGTCGGGCGCACTGCGGTTCCGGGCCAATGTCATCAGCAAGGTGGGCCTGACGATTGCCCAGGTGACCGATGGTGACGACGTACCGGTGGACGCGGACAGCCCGCACGCCACTCTGGAGCCGGCGGTCCGCAAGGCGGCCCAGGACGCGTTGAACAAGCTGCCCTGGCGCTCCGGGTACATGTTCGGCGGCCTGCTGGATACCAACTTCTCCGTGGCTGGTGAGGCGTGGCTGCACGGCCTCCAGGACAAGGGCAAGGAGAAGTGGACCGTTCTGTCCACGGACGAGGTTCAGCCGCTGGGCGGTGGCTCGAACCTGGGCATCGTGGACCTGCCCGGCCAGCCGGCACGGCCGATCAACCCGAAGACGGAGGTTCTGATCCGGCTGTGGGTGCCGCATCCGCGTTTCAAGCGGCTGGCCGACAGCCCGATGCGCTCCTGCATCGACGTGTGCATGGACATCCTGCTGATCGGCCGGGAACTCCGCGCGGCGGCCCGGTCCCGTGTGGCGGCCAACGGCCTGCTGCTGGTGCCACACAGCCTCTCCATGGTTCGTCACGGACCGAACAGTGACGAGGATCGGGACTTCCAAACGGAGCTAGAGGCCGCGCTGCTGGCCCCGATCACGAACGAGGGTGAACCGGGTTCGGTGGTCCCCATCGCGATCGAGGGGGATATCGAAGATCTGAAAGAGGTCCGGCACATCCAACTGGTGCGGGAAACGTCGGCGGACCTGAACGAGAAGCTGACCCGGTCCCTGACCCGGCTGGGCGAATCGATCGACGTACCCCCCACCGTGATGACGGGCCTCCAGGACACCAACCACTGGAACGCCTACGTGATCGACGCGACCACGTTCACCAACCACATCGAACCCGGTGTCCGGATCATGGTGGACTCGCTGACGGAGGGCTACCTGCGTCCCAGCCTGACCATGCCGACCACCCAGGGCGGCTACGGGCTGTCCGACGATCAGGCCGCCACGGTGCAGGTGTGGTACGACGCCGGCAAGGTGGTGCAGAACGCCAACCGGGGGTCCGACGCCAAGGACGCGTACGACCGGCTGGCCATCGGCCCGAAATCACTGCGTGAGGCGCTGGGGTTCAACGACGGCGACGCGCCCACCACCGAAGAACTCATGACCATGATCGCAAGCAAGATCAGCGTAGATCCGGGCACGGCCGGCCAACTGGTTTCGCGAGTCCTGGGCATACCGGCCCCGCCGACGCCAGCGCCCACTCCGCCGGCACCCCGGCCGCAATTGCCGCCCGGCGAGTCCCCGCGCAACCCTGGTACCGGATCGGTACCAGTCGGCCAGCCCAACGCCCCGGACATCGGGGCTCGAACCGCGTCGGCCGCCATCGATGCCAGCCTGCGCATCGTGACCGCCGATCGGCTGGCCGCGATCGATGCCGCGCTGCTGGACCGGCTCACGACGGCCGCTGACGCGGCAATCCGGCGGGCGGTGGAGAAGGCTCAGGCGCGCATCCGGTCGGCCGCCCAGCACCATGTGAGCCGGCCGGAGCTGACCGCGCACGCCGATGACCTGGCCGCGTGGCTGGGTCCGGAGCGCGTGGCGGAGCTGGGTGTCCTGGAGGACGCGCTGCTGGCCGCCGCGTTCGACTACCTGGCGGAGAAGTTCGCGAAATGGACTGTTCAGGCCATCGGCCAGGCGGTGCGGGTGGTCGCGAACATGACGGCCATGCCGCTGACGGCCACGGCCGCGCTCACCCGCGCGATGACGGCCCGCGTGCCGGCCGCGTGGTCGCGTCTCCAGGCCGCGCTACACCAGCGCACCCTGAACGCCCTGTACGGCCGGACCGGGCAGGAGCAGCGCGGCGAGGCCACCGACGAACTGGTGCGACCCGGTGACATCCGCACGGCGCTGGCCACGATCGGCGGCACGGATGCGGACGAGGGCGGCCGGTCGGCTACCTCCATCGGTGGAATCGGACTAGGCCAGGACGTGCTGGACACCGTGGAGCAGGTGGCCGGGCCGCCCATCGGCCTGATGTGGATCTACGGGCCGGAGCCACGGGACACGTTCGAGCCCCACCTACGGCTGGACGATCACCGCTACGACAGCCCGACGGACCGCCGGCTCACCCCGCCGGCCGGATACGAATGGCTGGGTGCCTACATGCATCCCGGTGACCACGCCGGCTGTCGGTGCCACACCGCGCCGGCCTGGATCTTCCCGGAGAACGCGGCCAGCATGGACCCCGGCCTCCGGGACCTGATCACGCGGACCGTGTCCGCTGGCGAGTCGGCCGCCATGCGCAACGAACGCGCGCTGGCGGAGATGGACGACGCGGCCGGGCGCACTGGCACCACAGCCCAGCGGGCGCGCGACCAGGCCGACAGGGTGAAACGACTACGTGACGAGTGGCTTGGTGCCGCGTGAGGAGGCAATGGTGAGCGGCAAAGGAAAGGCAAAGGTCACGCCGGGTACCGGCGGTGTGGAAGTCAACGGCCTGAACTCCGACGGCCAACTCCCGCTGTTCTTCCCCGCGCTGGTGATCGAGGGCATGAGCACGTCGGACGGCCGCAACATCGGAGCGGGCGCGCTGGGCCATCGCGCGCTGCCGATCAGCATCCTGGCCCAGTGGCAGAACCCCGGCCAGCAGGGTGGCCACGCGGGCGCGGAGGTCATCGGCCACCTGACGGAGCTGACCCGCGTTCCCGGCCCGGAGGTGGTCAGTCGGCAGACCGGAGCACCATTCCCGGAGGGCACATTCGTGTGGCAGGGCCGTGGTGTGGCCGACCCGGACACCACGGGTGGGAAGCTGGTGCAGGCCGGCCACCTGCGTGGCAACTCCGTGGATCTCGCGGATGTTGACTATGACGAATCGTTCGCGGATGACGGAAAAGCCACGATCAACATCACGCGCGGCGAGATCGCGGCCACCACGCTGTGCCCCATCCCGGCGTTCGCGGACGCCTACGTGGAGGTGGTGGCGGACGAGGAGCCGGTGACGGCCGCCGACCTGGTCAACACCGACATGCTGGCGGAGCTGGACAGCGTGCTGGTGGCCGCCGGCTACGGGCCGGACGCGGCACGGCGGGCCGTCCAGTCGTTCATGGACCTGGTGGCCCATCCGCTGCCGCCGTGGCGGTCGGCGGAGCTGGGCGACACGTGCGGCGAGTGCTCCGCCCAGATCGATGGGGACGAGTGGACGGAAACCCAGAACGCGGACGGCACGATCACGTTCAGCCCGACCGTGGCCAAGCGGCGCCGGGCCTACGCGCGGGGCCTCGCGATCAAGGGCGAGAAGTCGGACGGGTCGGATGCCAGCTATCCGATCGAGAACCAGTCGGATCTGGACAAGGCGGCCGGCATGGTCGGCCTGGGGTCGGACTCGAACGGCAAGATCCGGGCGCACATCAAGAAGGCGGCCCGCAAGCTGGGCCTGAAACTGCCACCCAGCCTCCAGGCGTCCGGTACGCCGGCCCTGCCCCCACTGGCCCTGTTCTCCGATCCCGGACTGACCGCCTACACCCCCGTGCGCGTCGGTGACCCTCGTCCCGACGGCCGCCGGGAGATCGTCGGCCACATCGGCCAGTGGAACGACTGTCACGTCGGGTACACGAACACCTGCGTGCGGATGCCGCACAGCCGGGTGGACTACGCGCGGTTCGCCACGGGCGCGGCGCGGTGCGTGGACGAGACCGGCCAGACGCGTCTGGCGGCCGTCGGACCGCTGTCCATGTCCCGCAACCTGTCCAGCGGTGGCCACGCGCCCAGCACGCTGAACGAGGCGGACGCGGTGGCGTTCTACGACAACCACTGCACGGCCGTGGCCGACGTGGCGGTCGGTGAGGATGAGCACGGCGTGTGGATGCACGGCCTGACGCGGCCGGACGTGACGGAGGCGGACGTGGACCGCATCCTGGCCACGCCGCCGTCCGGGGACTGGCGCGGCTACCGGGGCAACCTGGAGCTGTGCGCCATCCTGCTGGTGCCCCGGCCCGGCTACGTCGTGCCGCGCGCCCGCGTCGCCTCCGGTGAGCTGGTCAGCCTGGTGGCCGCCGGTATCCCGGTGGGCCAGTTGGCCGGTGACGGAATCTCCGAACAGGCCATCGTGACGGCCGTCAACAAGGCCCTGATCGCGTTCTTCGACCCGGACAACGACGGCGATATCGACCGGCCGATCGATCCGACGCTGGAACAGGGCGACGATGCCGGCCCCGGTGACCCGCCGAACAAGCCGGACATGGCCGCACGTCACCAGGCCGCACTCCTGGCCATCCGTCGGGGCGACGCGCTGGCCGCGCTGGACGCCGGCCCTTTCGATCCGGCCCGGTAGAACCGGGCGATCTGGCCAGCCGGCTGGAGGTGGGCCGGGGGTCGAAGCTGTGGCGCTACTGGATCGGCCCGAAGGGGTCGGCCCGGTACATGGGTGCCGCTCACCCGTGGACCAAGCTCCGTGATGAGCTGATCAAAGAGGGCGTTCCGGCGTCGCAGGCCGACGGCCTGGCCACCAACATCATGATGGCCACGCCGGCCGGTCGGGCGCTGTTCAAGGCGTACCACGGGAAGGGGAGGCACTGATGGACCAGCACACACTGAACGTCTTGGCGCCGGTCGCCGGCATCCTGACCGGCCTGGGACTGTTGATCATTGGCGTGGCGCTGCTGGTCGCCAGCTACCCGCCAGACCTGACACAGCGACCACGCCGGCCCGGCGTGCTGTTCGGATGGGTGGTGGTCCTGCTGTGTGGCGTGGCCGTCATCGTGCTGGCCGTGTTGCTGCTGATCGCGGCGCTGTAGGTGCCACCCGTCCGATGCCCCCGCATTCACGGCAGTACCGCACGCCCGCGTCCGTCGTGCTGCTGGCCCTCCAGGCGGTCGCGACCGGCCTGCATGTCGTCCCCAGCCTGGTCTATCCGCCGGCCAACGTCCGGACCACGACCCGCATCGTGGCGGAGATCAGTTCCCTGGGTCCGGTTTGGGTCCTCGTGTTCGGTGTGTCGTCCCTGGTCATGGGGGTGACACTGGCTATCGATCGAGGTCAGGCACATGCACACTTGATCTGTGCGGCGGTGTGGGTGATGTACGCCACCGGGCTGTGGATCGGCTCCCTGGCCGTGGCGCCACACGGAACGGTGCTGTTCCCGGTGGTGGCCACGTTCGTGGTGATCTTCCACATGCTCCTGGCCGCCAGCTACAACGAGGACGCGGCCGGGCGGTCCAGGAGGTGACGCGGTGGAGACGATCGGCCCGCTGATCAGCGCCCTGGCTGCCCTGTTCTTCCTGATCTTCTCGGTTGTCGCGTTCATGGCGCGACGCTCGGAACGCCGGGCGTCCAACCTCGCGGCCATCCGGGAAACCAACATCGCCGCGTTGCGCTGGTCCTACGAGGTGCGCACCAAGGCGGCCATTCACGGGTGGGAACTGCCACCACTGCCTCGCGAGATGACGCCGGAGTACCTTACGGGCAGGGCCGAAGAAGGGGCCAATCCAGAGCTGGCCAAACTGGCGGATCTGGCCGCGCTTGCCGGCGGCGCGCTTCCCCGGCCCGGGGAGACGCCATGACGCAGACCGAACAGCCCACGAGCGACCGCCGACGGCCGCCACGTCCGCCGACGCGCCAATACGGGTTCCTGATGGGGCTGTGGGCCGTGGCCGCCGCGCTGGTCGCGCTGGTCGTGGTGCTCTCGTTGGTGCTGTCCACCCGCACCCAGAGCGCGACCGACAACGCCGGCCAGAACGCGGCGCTGGTCACGGCGGTCAAGAGCCAGGCCGCACCCCTGGCCGGGCAGGTGCAATCGGTGTGCAACTCCGGCGGCCAGGCCGCTGCCCAACTCGCGGCATCGGGCGCCTGCACCCAGGCCCAGAAGGTCCAGTCCGTGGTGGCCATCCCCGGTCCGTCCGGGCCTCCCGGACCCGGGCCGTCCCAGGCGGAGATCGACGGGGCCGTGAACCGGTATTTCGAGGCCCACCCGCTGCCGCCGGGCCAACTGCCACCGGTCAGCGAAGTGGCCGGTCTGGTCGCCAGCTACCTGGCCGCGAACCCGCCGGCGCCGGGCCAGAACGCCACACCCCAGATGGTGGCCGACGCGGTGACGAACTACTGCACCGGGCACAACGGTTGTGCCGGGCCGGCCGGCCAGGACGCCACACCCGCGATGGTGGCCACGGCCGTGGCGGACTACTGCGGTGCGCACGCGAACTGCCAGGGTCCGCAGGGCATCCCGGGCGAGAAAGGCGCGGACGGCCAGCCTGGGGCGACGGGTGCGCCGGGGGCGGACGGCAAGCCGCCGGCCACGTACACGGTGCTGGTTCCGGGGCTGGGCCGTGACCGGACGGAGACGTGCACGCGGACCAACACCGATGACGCGAATCCGTCCTACGCTTGCGCGTGACGGTGGCCGGACTTCCACTGCCAGCCCACGGGCGCCGGATGCCGTGCCGGCTACCAGCGTAAGAGCATGACACCCGGCCATCGTCCCAGGTAAATGGCCATTGTCACCCGATAGGCAACGGGGGTAACATGGTGGCATGACCACGGAGAACGCCACCGAATCCCGCTACGCCGGCCCGCTACCGTTCGCCAAGCTTATCCACTCCACGCTGAAATCCGCCGGCCTGGCCGACATGGACGTGCGGGTCACCAGCGGCCGGAAGAACACCTGGGTCCGCGTCAACTGGGACGAGGCCAACGACCGGTCGGAGGCCGTCCTGGCTGCCCTGCGCCCGCTGTGGAAGGACGGCCAGCGGCGCGTGAGCCTCGTCTGGTCGTGCCGCCGGGAGTGCACCGTGGTCATCCGTCGCAACGTGTGGCGCACGCTGGCGTCCATCTGATCAAGGGAGACGATCATGGCAGAGAAGCAGCCCAGTCAGGCGCAACAGGACGCCCTGATGGAGATCATGTCCAGCGGGCACGGTATGAACGTGCGCCTGAACACGTTCGCCGCACTGGCCCGGCAGGGCTGGATCGTCGGCCGAGAGAAGGACGGCCCGCTCTACGCCAAGACGTGGCGGCGCCTCCAGGTCAGCGATGACATGGTCCGCTGGTTCAAGGAGCACAACCCGGAGCGGCTGGAGTTCCGGATTCACCTGCTGCATCAGACGGCGGCCCAGTGGGACGCCCGGCCGTTCACCAAGAGCGTCATCAGTGATCGTTGGGTGGACCGGCGTCGGAACGTGTTACTGACGCCGGAGCAGGTGCTGGAGGCCGGCCTGGGTCGTCGGGAGTCAGTCCCAGCCTGAACGCCCGGCGCCGGGCCAGGCCGACCGCGCGGCGTGCCGACTGCTGCCGGCGGAACTCGCGGACGTAGGCCCGGTGACGCTCCCGGGCGGTCGGTTCGCGCTGTTCGTTCATGATCCCATGATACGAGTGTGGCCCGCTGGCTTAGCACGCCAGCGGGCCACAGCACGGAGAACGAACAACGGCAGGAGTACAGGCTAGCCCATCGGGCTGCCGCCGGCTGACGCCGGGTCGGCCGTGGCCGGGTCCACCTTGGCGGGTTCGGATGCTTCCACAGGTGTGGACACCGCTGGGGATGCCTGTGCGGCCGGCTGGTCGGCCTGCGGTGCAGGCGTCGGTGTCGGGGCCGGCGGGGGCGTCGGCACGGCGTTCTGGGCGGCCGTGACCGCCTCCTTGATCGTGGTGGCCCGCTGTTCGATTTCGGCCGCCAGGTCGGGACTGGGGTTGCCGTTGTTGATCTGCTGGTTCAGCACGCCGATCTGGGTTACCAGCGTGGACATCTCCTCCGAAATGCTGCTGATGGCGTTGTCCAGGTCACCCAGGGCCGTGGTTACCGCGTCCGTCATGATGTCGAACCTCCGTCCGATCCAGATGATGAGCTGGGCGAGATCGTCACGGGTGGCTGGTCTGCTTCCCCGCTGGGCTGTGCCGGTCCACCGGCCGGCGTAGGGTCCGCTTCCTGGCTGACCGGTGCTGGCTCGTTGAACACGGGCGCGCTGGCCGCGATCCCGGACGCTTGCTCCAGGTGTTGGACGATCGACAGGTGCGCCGGGTGTGAGTCGGTGCCGATCAGTTCGTCAATGTCCAGCGCGGCCTGTTTCAGAATGGCCACCATGCGCTCCGCGATCGTGCCGCCGGCTGTCACCAGGTGTTTCCACCTGTCCTCTATGTCGTTGAGTCCCATCCGTAACCTCCCGTTGTGTCCCCCCGTCGACCGGGGGTAACATCGTCACACCGACGACGGAGAGGACCACCGAATGCTCCCCTTGATCGTGATCGGAGCGACCGAACCGATACGTGCCGCGCTGGAGCCATACGCCCAGGTGGGCCATATCGAGCACCACCCTACGGCGGAGGATGCCCACCGCGCGCTGGGCGACTCCGGAACACCGTCGACACCGGCGGACACCGGTATCTGGCAGTGGTGCGTTCACGCGGCCTACGGGCCGGAGGCGTACGGCCCGATCGTCGTTGGCGGTACACGACCGGGCACCGCCCGGCTGGCGCACTCCGGCCACACGCTGGTGCTGGGCTGGAATATCGATCCAGATCCAGGCGCACCGCGACGCGTGAGGGGCCAGCAGATCACCGGATCTGACCCGGACACGCTGCCCTGGCAGGTGGCCGTTGCGCTATCGGCGGACCAGATCGTGGACCTGTCCAAACCGGCCGGCCTGCCGTTTCTGATCAGCTACCTGGAGTGGAAGTCCACGGGGGTGTGCCAGTCGTGATCGAACTACTGATCCTGGTGCCGGTCGCCGGCCTGTTCATCCTGTCCATATCGGCCGGGATCGCCCTGGGGCACAAGATCAATCAGTGGAGGAGACGATGACCAGCCCGACACGCCAGCGTGCCACGCTGCACGTGCTGGCGCCCAGCATGAGCGCGGCCGTGAAGTGGGCGCCCACCGTCGGCCTGACGCGGGACATGTGGCTGTTCGTGCTCAACGCGGACACCCTGGCCGTGCTGGGGCCGCGTGATCACCTCGTCCTGGCACCTGACTGGGACCAGCGGCCCGGGAACCTGGCACTGCGGAACCTGGCCGTCCAGAAGGGCCTCCCGGTGCTGGCCACGGAGGCGGAGATCGTCCAGTGGCGCATGGACCAGCGCGGGCCGGCGTTCGAGGGACGCCACAATCCGGTGCTGGACCGCCCGGCCCTGGCCGGCGGGTTCCGCGTGCTGAAACCGGCCGCCAAGACGACGACGCGGCCACGGCGGACCCCTGGGCCGCGAGTGACGGCACCCAAGGCGGCGCCCCAGCTTTCCAGCGAGGGCCTACCGCTGGCCCGGTGCGAGTTCTGCGGTGAGCCGATCGTCTGGGCGGAGACGCACCCGAACCCGAACGCGCGCACGGCCAAGGGCCAGGAACCCAAGCTGGTGCCGATCGATCCGGAGCCGACGACCGACCCCCGGGCGCGGCTGGCGGTGACCACGAAGGAGGGCTGGCCGCGTCCGCGCGTCGGTGAGATGACCTACAACGCCATGCGGGGCTACCTGGATCGCGGCGGGAAGATCTACATCCAGCACGTCAAGACGTGTACCAAGGCCGACGACATGCGGCGCGGCATCGTGAACCGGCACACGAAACGGAAGTGACGCCATGCCCGTGGTGATCAGGGTCAAGCTCCGCGAGTACGTCACGGAGCAGGCAGCGGACGAGATCGCGGCGGAGTTGGAACGCCGGGAGGACGTGGCGGAAGCCAGCATGTCCTGGTCTGATCCGGCCCAGGCGTGGCGCGAGTCAGGCGCGGGGGTTTCCAGGTGAGCGCGAACAAGGCAACAGGAAACCCGGAGCGGTTCGAGGACGGGGCCGTGGCCGCGTGTGACACGCTGCACATGTGGGAGCCGGACCTGGGTGACACACCCGACGGTGACACGCTGGCCGCGTCCGACCTGGGCGAGAGTGCCGCCAAGGCGCGGCTGACGCTGGATGAACGGCTGGGTGCGCTGGCTGATTTCGCCGCGCTGTGGCGTACCGCGTAGGCGCTTGCTGCCCGGTGGCCATGGGGGGTAACATGGCCTCATGTCCAGCCGAATCGTCAACGAGTGGGCTACTCTGCCGCTCCGGCACCTGTGGAAACCGATCATTGCCATGTTCCGGGCGTGGCCCCTCCGGGCGCGCGGACACCGGGCCTGGCGGCTGACCCTGGCCTACTGGCTGTTCGGCGGCTGGGCGATTGAGCTGTTGCTGTTGACGATCTACGTCTGGGCCGCACTGCTGTGGATCACTCTGGTGCTGGGCTGGCTGGTGTTCGGGATCACCCTGGGCCTAGCTCTGCGCCTGGTGTGGTTCCGCTGGCCACGAATCACCCCTGACAAGGAGCAGATCACCGATGCCGACGAAACAGACCAAGGACCAGATCAGTAGACGGGTCACGGAGCTGGGCGCCTCCGCCCAGGTGGCCAGCGCCATCACCGCCGTGCTGGACCTGAAACCGCCGACCCGCCACCCGGACGACGACCCGGGGGAGTACGCGCTGCTCACGGAGGGCTGGCTGACGGCCATGGGTTCGGTGACCCGTGTCCTGGCCGACCGGCTGGAGGTTCGGACATGAAGATCAACTGGCTGGGCAGTAAGCACGCCTGGGACCGTGGCACCACCACCGTGGTCACCACACGGATGAGCGGCGGCAGTACCGGCGGCCGGCACCGGGCCGGCAAGGGCCTGCCCCGGTGCAAGTTCTGTCCCAAGGATGCCAAGCATTTGTCCAGTAACAACATCCCGGTGTGTGGCGCGCACGCGCACATGCTCCGATGACTCCGCAACCCGCAACACAACCGCATCTCGATCACCCCGTCCGGCACACTCCAGGCCAGACGGGGTGACTCGCGTCGGAGGTCCCTAGGTCCGCCGGCCGTCGGTAGCCGTAGGCGCCCAATGCCCTGGCCGGAACTACGCGACCGAAGGGACACCAGCGGTGGACCGCATACTTGAGATCATCCGCGCACTCGCGGCGGCCGAAACCGATCGGGAACGCGCGGCCATTCAGGGGCAGCTTGCGGCGGAACTCCGCGCGGCCACGCCCGACGAACTCCAGGCAGCCCTGGCGGCCATCCGTGCGGAGGCCACCCAGTTGGCCACCCAGGAGGTCACGGAGGCCAACGTCCTGCTGCTGGAGCAGTTCGCGGCCGGCCAGCAGGCCATCACGGAGGCGCTGGCGGCCCGCAACGTCCAGGGTGACCTGGCGGCCCGACAGCAGGCCGCGCTGGGCCAGCTCGATAGCCAGGCGGCCAATGGTGACGCGGGTGCCGGTGACGCCGGTTCCGGTGGCGACGGTAACGCGGCCGGCGACGGTACGCAGACCGCCAGTGGTGCGGCCAACGGCGACCAGGGCACCGGAGAAGGCGGCGCGGACAGCGGAGCCGGCCAGCAGGCTGGCGGTCAGCAGCGCAACCTGGGCGCCCTGGCGCGTGGTGACCAGAGCCCGGAGAACCGGGCCAGCCAGATCGGTGTCCGCGTGGTGGTGTCCGGCACAGTGCCGGGATTCACCCCCGGGACGGAGCTGGACCGCGCCACGCTGGCCCAGGCGTTCTCTCGGCTGGCCCAGGCCATCGACACGGGCGGAGCGCCCGGCCGGCACGACGTGGCCCACTACGAGTTCAGCTATCCGGCGGACCACACGCTGTCCGCCACGGACGCGCGGGCCAACCAGGAGCGCATCCAGGCCGCGACGAACCCCCAGGCGCTGGTGGCTGCCGCCCAGTCCGGTGGCTTGTGTCTGCCCCTGGAGGTCATCTACTCGATCAACGTGGTGGGCGTGACCGCCCGGCCGATCCGCGACGCGCTGACCCCGTTCCGGGTGGAGCGCGGCGGCATCCAGTACCGGTTGCCCTTCGACGCGCTCACCATGCCCCAGGGCCTGGGCGTCTGGGGCCAGGACAACGACCAGTCCGTGATCGTGTCGAACACGGGCGTGGTGACGTTCGAGGCCGGCAACGACAGCCAGGGCAACGCGTTCGGGCCGAAATCCTGCCTGGTGGTGGATTGCCCCGGCGTGGTGGAGGCGTCCATCTACTCCACGTACCTGTGCCTGGAGTTCGCGAACATGACCAGCCGGTTCGACACGGAATGGGTCGATGCCACCAACCAGGCCGCCCAGGTGGCCTGGGCACGGTTCGCGGAGAACCAGCTCCTGGCGCGCATCCTCGCGGCCAGCAAGATCGTGTACTCCACCACCCAGTTCAGCGCGGTGCGGGACATGCTGTCCACCTACGACAAGGTGATCAGCTACTACCGCAACCGGCACCGCCTGGACGCCACGGTGCCCCTGCGCACGATCCTGCCCCAGTGGCTGATCGACATGTTGCGGACGGACATCGCCCGGATGATGAACACGACCGGTGACCCACAGGTCCAGTTCGCCGTGGCCCAGGCCAGCCTGGAATCGTGGTTCCGCACCCGCAACGTCAACGTCACCTGGCACCTGGACGGCCTGGCGGCCACCGCTGCCCCCGTGGACGGTGTGGCAGTTCCCCAGCAGTTCTACAACACGCTGGTGTCCGGCCAGGCGGTGCCCGGCTGGCCCAACGCGGTGGACTCCGTGCTCTACCGCGAGGGTGACTGGCTGTTCCTGGACGGCGGCACGCTGGACATCGGCCTGGTGCGGGATTCCCAGCTCAACCTGCGCAACCGCTACCAGACGTTCACGGAGACGTTCGAGGGCGTGGCGTTCCAGGGCCTGGAATCGCTCCGCGTGGTGCTGCCGCTGGTGCCCAACGGCGCCAGCTCCGGCACGATCGCCCCGCCGGCCACCACCGACGGCATGGCGGCCTACACGCTGGCTGGAGGCTGATTCGCAGACACCGGCCGGGCGTGCCCACCGCGCCCGGCCGGTAACCAGCCACCAGGGAGGCGTCCATGCTGTTCACCGAAGTACAACCGGTTCACGCGTCGTCCGTGCGCGCGGCCAACCTCCTGGCGTCCGCGCTGGACCCGGCGGACTCTGGCGTGCGCTGGCAGGAGGGCATGGCGTGGCGGTCGGAGACCTGCCCGGCCTACCAGCCGGTGAACCCGTGCGTGGACCCGACCGACTTCCCGCCGGCCAGCACCGATGACGTGATCTATTACAAGCCGGCCGGGTTCCGGGTGTACGACGCGTGTTCCACGCGCAACGTGTCCATGGAGATCGCCCGGGTGGTCCGGCTGACGGACGCGGCCACCAGCTACGCCATGGCCAACGAGCTGTGGACCGGTGTCGGCACCAAGGCCAACCCGTACGACACGCCCACGGGCGGAACGGGCGTCACCAATGCCTACCTGGCCGGCACGACGGCGGAGACCATCACCACCACGGCCGCCGATCCGATGGAGGCACTGGGACTGCTGGAGGAGAACGCCCGACGGCAGGCCGCCGGCCAACAGGTGTTCTTGCACGTGCCGCCCAGGATCACCACGCAACTGGGCGCCCAGCTCCGCCGGATCGGTAACACGATCTACACCCAGACGGATGCGATCGTGATCGCTGACCCCGGTTACCCGGGCACCGGTCCGGACGGCACCGATCCGGCCGCACCCGGCGTGTGGTGCTACGCAACCGGCCCGGTGGTCAAGCGGATGGACGCCATCGTGCCGATCAGCGAGGCCGCCGTGACCGTGGACCGGCGCACCAACCAGCGGACGATCTGGGCGGAACGCATGTTCGCCGTGACGTTTGACCCCTGCTGCCACTTCGCACTGTTGATCAGCTAGGAGACCGTGATGACGTACGACGGTGCTGGAACCCTGTTCGCGCTGGGGTTGCGCGTCACCAAGCTGGACGCCACCGGCCTGCCGCTGGTCGGGGCCAACAACACCTATCTGACCGACGCCCTGGTCAAGATCGAGCTGGGGCTGGAGTACGAGGACGCCAAGGAAGTCGTCCAGCTCAACGGCGCCGGAATCGCCTGCGTCAACTACCAGGCCCCCTACACCCTGAAACGAGGCTCGATCGCCGGTCTCCAGTTCTGCCAGCCCGACCCCAACCTCCTGGCGTTCCTGCTGGGCGGTGACACGATCTCCGACTCCGCGATCCCGACGCCCAACCAGATCGGCTACCGGGCGCCCGTGGTGGGCGTGGAGGAGGTCCCGAACGGCGTATCGATCGAGGCGTGGAGCCGGGCCGTCATCGGTTCGGCCTACGCGCGCACGCTGCCGTTCCTGCACTGGGTGATTCCCCAGTGCTACCTGACGCCCACCGGCTCCTGGGCGCTGGCCGGGGACGCGGCCATGCTGCCGGAGCTGACCGGCTACTCCGTGCAGAACCCGGCCTGGGGCAGCGGCCCGAACAACGACTGGGAATTTCCGTCGGACCGGGTGTGGCAGTACGTCCGCGAGGCCGCTACGCCCAATTTCGGCTCCGGCCTGACTGCCGTGGTGGCCCAGACGCCACCCACGTTGCTGTCCATCGCGGTGACGCCGGCCAACCCGTCGCTGGTGCACGGTGCCACCCGGCAGATGATGGCCACCGGCTCGTACTCGAACCTGACCACCGCCGACCTGACGGCCACGGCGGGCTGGACATCGGGTACGCCGGCCGTGGCCACGGTGAACTCCACCGGCCTGGTCACGGCCGTGGCCGCCGGCAGTTCCGTCATCACGGCCACCGTCGGTGCCGTGTCCGGCAACACCACGATGACGATCACATGAGCACGCCGGTACAGCCGGCACCGCAGAGCAGCGAACTGTGTTCGGCCTGGGCCACCGTGGCCGACGTGCCGGAGCAGTTCCGGAGTAACGCGGCTGACGACCAGTGGACTCTGTGGCTCATGCTGGCGTCGGAAGTCATGTACAAATTGTCTGGTTCCCAGTGGTCCGGCGGTGGCTGCACCTACACGGCGGAGCTACGCGGCGCTCCGCCGGAGCCGGGTTCGGGCGCGTGGCCCTACTACCGGTCCTGGGGTCTGGCGCCCGCCGGGCCGGCGTACTGGTGGTGGAACAGCTTCCTGGGGTTCGCCTGGTTCCCCCAGTTCGTCGGGCCAGCACCGTCGGTGTACGCGGTCAAGCTGCCCCATGACGAGGTCACGGAGGTAACCCAGGTTCTGCTCAACGGAGAACCGTTCAGCTCCTGGCAACTGGTTCGCAAGTCCTGGATCGAGCGCACCGACGGCGACCGCTGGGGCAAGTCCACGGACACCACGCTGGTGACCTACACCTACGGCAATCCACCGCCGGCCGGCGGGGTGAACTCCGTCGTTCAGCTTGCCGTGGAGATCATGAAGTGGCAGACGCAGGACAGCTCCTGTCGCCTGCCGAAACGGGTCACCAGCATCACGCGCCAGGGTGTCAGCCTCGCGGTGATCGACCCGATGAAGTTCTTCGACATCGGCCGGACCGGCGTCTACGAGATCGATCTGTGGCTGGTCAGCGTCAACCCGAAGGGCCGGCAACGGCGCGGACGCGTCTGGTCGCCGGACATCCCGGCCGCACGCTGATGTTCGGCCACCTGTTCCCCAGCTTCGATGCCTGGTGGCCGAACATCTTCGCCTGGCTGATCCAGACCCCGGTGGTGGGCACGGTGGTGTGGCTGGCACACCGGGCCGGGGTTCGCCGGGTGGTGGCCGTGGTGCGGGACCTGCACAAGATCCACTTGGCGGAGATCCGCAAGGCGCACCAGAACCACGTCCAGCAGGTCCAGACGATGCTGGATGACCACCGCCGGGCGTTGGGACTTCCGGACACGCAAGGTGTCACGTCCGGCCAGGACGCGCCTACGCTGCCGTCATGACGCTGTCCCGACCGCACGACCCGTTCAGCCCGCACCGGGAGGCGCTGGACACCGTGTCCTCCCCTGCCGCGTGGCGCCAGCACCAGGTGGCCATCACTGCCGGCGGCCTGACCGTCACCAAGCTGGATGCCGACGGCAAGCCGACCCTGGAGGCGTTCACCAGCGCGGGACCGGTCACCCTGACGTTCGAGCCCCACCTGTTCGAACCGGGACCGGCCGTGGACGCGGTGATCGTGGACGATCCGGACTCACCGGCCGCCAAGATGACCCAGCCACGCCAGCGGCGCGCGAGGGCACCGCGTAGGCGCACCCAGCCGAAGGGCAAGCTGTGAGCCAACCGGCCACGCGGACCTACGAGGACTCCGCGCCCACCACGGGTATCGAACTGATCGCAGTGGCCCAGGGCATCCTGGCGGCCGTGGTGAACTACTTCACCGCCAACGGCGTACCACTGCCAGACCGGCAGTACATCGCGGCCGGCTCACCCCAGGTGATCGCCTGGGACTGTGAACAGCTCGTGGTGAGCCTGGCCGATATCGGCTGGGGCCGGAGTGTGGACGCCACCCAGTTGTCCCCCTCGTTCGGCAAGCAGGCCGGCATCAACGCCATGCGTCACGCCACGTTCGCCATCCAGCTTGTCCGGGCCACGCCCGTGGTGCAGGACGGCGCGGAGGCGCCCATCCTGCCCTCCGTTCAGGCCATGGCCGACGCCGGCCAGACCTTCCTGGTGGACGCCGGCCTGCTGTCCCAGGCGCTGGTCAACTTCGTGGCGTTCCCCAACGGCGTGCTGCCGATCGGGTGCAACGTCCAGGCGGGCGCCATCCAGCCGATCGGCCCGGAAGGTGGCCTGGTGGGACTGGAGGGATCGCTGGTGATGACGGCCGCGACCCTGGCCAGCGTGCCAGGGTCGGACGAACTGCCGCCCGGGTTCGGTATCCGCAACGGTTCACCCGGCGGGGGGCTGTGATGGCGTCGGTTCAGGCGGTGGTGACCGGGCGCGTGGACGCGTCCCGGCTGACGTACTTCATCAACGATCTGCACGGTCCGGTCCGGCGGGACCTGGCACGGCGGCAACTGAAAATGCGGGCCAGCATGATCAAGCGGTGCCCGCGCAAGACGGGGCTACTGGTCAGTACGATCCGCAACGGGCCGGACGGCCGCACCGGCACTCGGCCCTACGTGGCGGTCACGGCCGGCCGCGACGGGGTGACCGACTACCTGGGATATCTGATCAAGGGCACACGCACGCACGACGTGTATCCGATCCAGAACAGACCCAACGCCACCCTGCGGTTCATCTCCGGCGGGTTCGTCGTGTTCGCCAAGCACACCCAGCCACGCGGCATCCGGGCCAACAACTTCATGATCGAGGCACTTCACGACGGGAGAGGGTGACATGGTCGCGGACGTGGTGGGCAAGGTCTACGACATTGACGAGGGTGACGACAGCCCCATCGTGCCATTCAACGTGGCGGTGCGGCGCCGTGGCGTGCGTGAGGTCCACTCGTTCCAGGCCCGGCCGGTGGCCGACGTGGGTTCCGCGCTGGCGTTCGCGGCCGGCGGCAACGAGGCGCACGCGGCCGTGAAGCTGTTGGCCCGGATGCTGGTGGACGATGACGGTGTCCCGTCGGCCTGGGCGTTCAACCCCCTGCCGGCCGACGCCGAATGCGCGTTCCCCAGCTTCGTGGCGCCCGACGGCGGCCGGCTACCGCTGGACCGCGCGGCGGAGTTCACCGACATCAAGGCCGGATCGAGTCGGCGGCGGTGGAACTACCTCATGTACGAGGATGAGGACGTGGTGATCACCGCCCAGGTGCTGGTCCGCATCGTCCAGGACATGGTGGAAGCGGCGGCCGGAAACCCTACGGCCGCGTCATCGTCCTAGCGGCGGTGGCGCGAAGCAGCCTGTACGGCCAGTACGTGCGCGGTCGGCTGGCCCTGGCCGGGCTGGACTCACGGACACCCGTAAGTACCTGGTGCGACGCGGTGTACGCCATCCTGGCCGACGCACCCCACGAGGTCCTGGAAAAGCTCCGGGACCGCATGGTGGTGGCGGAGGCGACCGCCGACCCGGAGCGTGCCCGCGCAACGTGGGGCCTGCTACCGGATCACCAGGCCATGGCCGGCAACCTCGCTGATGCGCCACCGCCGACCCAGGGGGAGGACGTAGTCCGGAGGTGACCCCATCGCCACGATCATCGGTGAGGCATCCATCCGGCTGATCGCGGAGGACTCCGGGCTGACGGCCCAGATCAACCGTGACCTGAACAACGCGTTCAAATCGGTCAATGTCACCAACGACCCGCTGGCGAAACTCCGCGCGGACGCCGTGTCCGCCCAGGAAGAACTGACGGCCGCGCGGGGGCTGGCCGCCCAGGCGGACGCGGACCTGACGGCGGCGGAAGCCAAGCTGGAGGCGGTCCGCGCCCGCGAGGTCCGGGACAGCCAGGAGTTGCCGGGCGCGGAGGAGGCGGTCCGCCGGGCACGCGAGGACGTGGCGGCGGCCACCAACCTGGTGACGGAGTCGGAGACCAAGCACGCCAGTGCCGCCAAGAAGGTGTCTACCGCACTGGCCGACACGATCACCAAGACGGAGAAGGCCACCAAGGGCACCCAGAACAACAGGAAGCAGGCCGACAGCGCGGCCAAGTCGCTGGGGAACCTGGCCAGCCAGGCGGACCAGGTGTCCCGCTCGTTCGGCAACATGGTGACCCAGTTCGGCAACGCCGGCCCGGTGGCTGGCGCGGTACAGAGCAAGGTCGGCCTGATGGGCGCCGGGATCGTGGGAGCGATGGGGCCGGCGGCCGGGGCCATCCTGCTGGGTCCGGTGGCCGCGTTCGGCGCCCTGGGCGTGATCGCGGAGAAGTCGAACCCGAAGGTTCAGGCCGCGTTCACCGGCATGGCGAACGCGGCCAAGGGCACGCTGACCAAGGCGTTCCAGCCGATCGTGCCGGCCCTGGTGCAGATCGCCGGCCTGTTCCAGAAAACGATCTCCGGACTGGCTCCGGCGTTCCGTACGGCGGCCCAGGCCATCGGCCCGATGTTGACCATCTTGGCGCAGGGGTTCGCCGGATTCGCCCAGACGGTGGTTCCCGCGCTGGCCGGCCTGCTGACCAATCTGCAACCGGTCGTCCAGGCTCTGGCCAGCGGCCTGCAATCGATCGGCCACGGGCTGGTGGGCCTGTTCCAGAACCTGAACATCGGTTCCGCCGTGGAGGGGCTGAACCAGCTTTTCAACGCGGTGGGCAACATCCTGCCCACCGTCGGCAGTTTGATCTCCGCGCTGGCCCCGCTGGGTAACGCGATCTTGACGAACGTGCTGCCGCCGCTGGTGGACCTGATCAACCAACTGGTGGGCGCGCTGGCGCCCGTCATCCAGCAGATCGTCCCGATGGTCGCGCCGTTCGTTCAGGTGTTCGTCAACATCGCCCAGACCTTCCTGGCACTGGTCCAGGCGGTCGCGCCACTGATCCCCGCGTTCCTGTCCGTGGTCACGGCCATGCTGAACATGAACACCGTTCTGGAATCACTCCAGCCGCTGTTCCAGGAGGTGGCCAACGTCGCTCGCGCGATCATGCCGGGCCTAGCCCAACTCGCCTCACTGCTGGCCGGTGCGCTGTCCAAGGCGTTCGCCCAGGTGGTGACCGCGCTCCTACCGCTGGTGCCGATCCTGGGGCCGGTGCTCAACACGATCATTTCCAGCCTGGTCTCCGTGGTGCAGGCGCTGACCCCCAGCCTGTCCCTGCTGGCCGGCATGATCGCCCGGCTGTTGACTGCCGTGGCGCCCCTGCTGCCCCCGCTGGCCGACCTTGCGGGCGCGATCTTGACAACCTTGGCTCAGGTGCTGGTGGCCCTGCTGCCTGCCCTGAACCCGATCATCAGCGCGTTCGAGGCCGTGTTGCCCGCCGTGCTGCCGATCATCCCGCTGTTGACCCAGCTCATACAGTTGATCTCCGGCCTGGTCATCCCAGTGATCAATTCGCTGATTCCCGTGGTCACGGTCGTGTTCACGACCATAGCCAACGTGATCAAAGGTGCCCTCCAGGTGGTCCAGGGCATTATCCAGCTTGTCCTAGGGCTGATAACAGGCCACTGGTCGCAGGCCCTGAACGGTCTGAAAAACATCGCGCTGGGCATCTGGAACGCGATATCCAGTCTGTTCACGGGCGCGTTGCACGCCATCGTGGACGCGGTGGGTGCCGGGCTGTCCTCCATCGTGTCGTTCTTCGGCGGCCTGCTGGGCAAGATCCTGGGCGCCCTGGGTGACATCGGCTCGTGGCTGCTCAACGCCGGCAAGCAACTGATCCAGGGCCTGATCAACGGCATCGGTTCCATGGTCGGCAAGGCCCTGGACGCGGTGAAGCACATCGGATCGAGCATCCTGCACGGCATCGGCTCCGTGCTGGGCCTGGGAAGCCCGTCACGCATCACCCACCAGTACGGCCGCTGGCTGGTTCAGGGCTTGGGAGACGGCATCCAGGCGGCCACCAAGCCGCTGCTGGAGCAGGTGGGCAGCGTGGCGGACCAGGTGGTGAAGTCCTTCCCGTCCACCCTTCCGGCGCCCACCCTCTCCACGCTGCCCAGCGCGACGGTGAACAGCCTCGTGGCACCGGTCACGGCCGGCGGTGGCGGGCCGGGCACGCCGATGGACACCTACGCGGCCGTCAAGAAGGCCATCACCGACGGGATCACCGGCTGGAATGTCACCCTGTCCGGCAAGCAGGCGGCTACCGTGATCAACCAGGTGAACAAGAAGGCGGCGGCCAACCGATGAGCACGACCCAGACCGGCCCCAGCGTCGTGTATATCGGCCCGCTGGGGCAGTTGATCGCCATCCAGGTGCCGCCGGAGGGCTACGACAACCCGGTCACGGAGCTGGGCGCACTCCACACCGGCCTGTCCGGCGCCCAGACGAAAGACGTGTTCGGATACAAGCGGACGTTCACCATGCCGCTGGATGGCCTGGAGCCCCGGGCCTGGGCCTGGTTCGAAATGCTGTTCCGTCAGGCCGTGACCCCGCCGTACTACTGGCTGGACCCGCGTCGCCGGAACCGTCTCCGGGCATCGGTGTCCACCACGCTGTCCACCTACACCACGGCGACCGTGTTCACGCCCAGCAGCGGCACGGCGGTGGCCAGCGCCTCCAGCGCGCCGTTGCTGCCCTCCGGGAGCTACAGCACCCCGGCGCCCGATTTCGCGGTCACCTGGACGCCCACAGCGGCCGGGACGTTGCTGGGCGAGACGGCCCCGGTGCCGGTGATTCCCGGTGAACAGCTCTGCTTCTCCTGCTACGTCCTGGCCGGCTCACCGACGCTGGAGCTGGTGCCGTACAACTCCGCGCTGGTGGCTCAGCCGGTCCAGGCCGGCACCTCCGACGTGCCGGGCACGATCGACCGCAAGTACGTGATCTACGACGTGCCGGCGAACGGTTCGATCGTGGGTGTCCGGCCCCAGCTCCGCGCGGCGGCGGCCGGCACGTTCACCACCCTGGCCTGGCAGTTGTCCGACACCGCACTGCCGGAGCCCTGGGTGATGGGGGACGGTGTGCCGAAATTCCTGGTGGATCAGATGCCCAGCCATGCGGAGTACCTGAACCGGTACACCAGCGGCTCGATCGTCTGCCCGGAGGTCTGATGCAACTGGCCGGCAACGCTGCCCTGGCTGCCGCGCTGGCGCCGGGCCAGAAACGAAACTTCACCGTCTCGCTGAAATTCGACTGGGCGCGCAACGGCCTGTACGCGGACCCCAACTCCGACCTGTCCGGGCTGTTCGTCTCCGCCCAGGTGGACCGGCAGTTGGCCGGCCAGTTCCCGGACCAACTGGAGGTCACAGAGGGCTACGTGGCGGCGGAGCTGGACATCGTCCTGGCCGGCTTGCTGCCCGCCGACGGCATCACGCCGGCCTGGAAAGCGTTCGGCCCCTACAGCGGGTCGTCCCTGTCCTCCATCAACTCGATCGGCACGCCGGTCACCCTGGATCTGATCGTGTCGACCTCGCTGGGACCGATCGCCATCCGGCAGTTCACCGGCTACCTCGCCGACGCCCAGCCCGATCGGGCCAGCGGAGAGGTTTCGATCACCTGCTACGACGCGGCCACCGTTCTGGCCGCCCCGGTGACACTGCCGACCTGGGCGGCCGACTACACCACGCGGACCCAGTTCCCCGGCAACCCGGATACGCCGGATTCCGGAACGGTCGCGCTGACCTGGGTCCTGGAGACGATCCTGCGCCGGAACGGGTACTACGTCGGGCCGGTGTGGCATCCCAACGTGGTGTGTGCCTGGACGCTGAACGGGTCTGCGCTGCCGGACATCGGCACGATCGCCATCGAAGATCGGTTCGTGAACGGCGTCTGGTCGTCGGGATACGGGGCCTACAACATCCCCCAGTTCACCCCGTCGGGCGCGGTGAGCGACGTGTACGGCACCGGCCAGTTCGGCGGGATGTGCTTCAAGGGAGCCACGAAGCTGCCCGCGCTGTCCGGCCGGGGGATCACCTACCTGTACGGCAACGCGCACGCGGCCAACAGCGGCGCGCTGTTCGGGGTGAACAGCTACGGGTCGGCCAACTCGAACCTGCTGGGGTTCGGCGCCTGGGTGCAGATCGACCCGACGCAGTCAGGCACCAGCTCCGCGACGATCTATCTGGAGGAGGCCCATTTCAACTACTCCAGCGCCTCCACCACCGACCGGTTCCCCGCCTACATGATCGTCAATATCAACCAGGCCACGGGCGCCTACGGTGCTCACGTCTACAACGAGGGCAACGGCACGTCCTGGACCTGGAACGGCCCGGCCAGCATGTCGGCCGGCTGGCACTACGTGAATTTCGTGGCCCAGTTCACCAGCGCCGGCATCACGGGCACGTTCATCGTGGACGGTGTCCAGACCCTCCAGAGCAACGGCGGCACGGCGGCGGCCGTCGGGGCGTTCACCTACTCCAACGATCTGACCAACACCAACCTGTGCCAGATCATCGCGCGGGGGCCGATGCAGTACGCCCAGGTCTACTACCAGGCCAACACGGCGCTGGCCGGCCATGTGCAGCCCACCCGGACCCAGCCGAACCCGACGGCCGTCCTGGACCGCTCTATGACCAAGCTGACCTGGCTGCCGGACATCAACGCGGCCCCGTCCTGGGACACCCTGAAAGACGCCGTGGCGGCGGAGCTGGGCGCGCTGTACGTCACGGAGGCCGGCGTGGTCACGTTCGACTCACGGACCACGGTGACCGGCCGGCAACTCGCGGCCAACAGCGTGCTGACCTTGACCTTGGATCAGGTGGACAACATCTCGCCCCAGGCAACCCTGGCCAGTCTGGTCAACACCATGCCGTACTCCACCCAGAGCAAGCACGCGCTGAACCAGCAGGTGGCCTACGCGTCCGCCAGCTCCAGCCAGTACCAGGTGTCCGCGATCGTCGGCACGCTGTTCAAGAACGTGCTCCAGTCCGGCGTCCAGTCCTACCGGCTGGGCGCCGTCTCCTGGCATCCCCAGGCGCAGGGGTACGGCAACCCGTCCAACCCGGGCGAGTTCGGCGGCGGCGGTCCGTCGGCCGGGTTCACCTACCGGGATTGGATGAACATCTACGGCCCGTCGTTCTGGTACGACGGGTTCACCGCGTACACGCCGGGTAGTTCGCCGGACCCGTCCACCCAGCCGACCGCCGGCACCGGCCTGAACTGCAACGTCCTGCTGCAATCGCCCGGCAATTTCCAGGACAGCCGGTACGCGACGCTCCAGTTGATCAACTCGAACAGTACGGGAACGCTGGAGTACGCGGTCAACGACTCGACCCCGTTCCTGCACATCGGCGGGTCCATCGTGATCGATGAGGGTAGCCAGTCCGCCAGCTATTCCGATGCGGCGTCGGTCGCGGCGCACGGCGTCCGGTCGCTGGACCTGGGTCAGTCGGACTGGCGCCAGGACCCCACCAGCGTCCAGGCCGTCGTGGTCTCCGTGGTGAACCAGACCAAGCAGCCCCAGCCCTACTTCCAATCGATCAACATCGTGGGTGATCCGCGCCTCCAGCTCCAGGACGTGGTGACGATCACCGATCCCGGCGGCATGGGGTCCGCGATGTACGCCAGTGTGTTCGGGATCAAGCGGTCCATTGACCTGAAATCGGGCGTGACGGACCAGCTTGTGCTCCGCACGTTCTGACCGGGGTTACACTGGCGCTCGATCCGCGTACCGGGTCGCTGTGATCTCTCTCCATTGTCCGGCCGAACCCCTACCGCGATCCCCCAGGCGGTGGGGGTTCGCTCGTTGCGGGCAGCCACAGATATCCGTCCGTGTCCAGCAGCGTCCAGCGCTGCCCGAACAGCCACACCGGCACCAGCCGGGGCGAGTCGGCATCACGCACCAGGTAGCCGCGTGCGTAGGCCCAGGCCGGCGTGAGGTGAGCGGAGGGCCGGCGGAGGTTGTGGGCCGCGTGCGTGAGGGCCAGCACGTTGGCCAGGGTGTGTGTGTCGGACCGGTTCGTGCCGCCCATACCCTTGCGCCTGCGGTGATGCAGCGCCCAGTCACCGTCAGGGCCGCCCGGCAGGATCGTTCCGGTGATCTCGCACCGGCCGTTGGACCGCTGGTAGGCAGCGTGGCGGAGTGCTGTCAGGTCCGCGCGGATCGAGGTCACCCGACGATTGTAACCCCCGTCTCGCTCGGGTAGCATCATGGCCATGAGCAAGACGACCCGGGCGGAGCTGACCAGGCTCGCCAAGATGTATACAGAACGGGCCAGGCCAGTTTTGAACGGCGCCGGGCCGGAGATCGAGGACCCCAGCTCCACGGAGATGGAGGTCCGCATCCGGACTGACCTGTATGACCAGGTGCTGACCATGGCCCGTGAAAACAACCAGACCCTGGCGGCCGTGGCGCGGGCCGTGTTGTTCCGTGCGGCGGCCAGGGCCAAGCCCAACCCGGAGCTGGCCGCCCGGCCACGCCCGGAACTCCGGCCCTACAACCAGGACCGGCGTCGGTTGCGTGTCGCCGTGCCCACCGTGGCGTACGACGCGGCGGCCGACGCCATCCGCGAGTCCGGCCAGTCCATGACACGACTGGTGGAGGACGGCCTACGGGACTACGTCCGGCTGGGCCGGCTGTAGCTGACAAGGAGAGAGGTCACAGCAATGCCGAACACCCAGGACGAACCGATCCAGCGGCCGGCCGCCGTGCCGGCCATCTGGTCATCCATCATCGCGGTGATGGATGAGGTCACCAACGTGCCCAAAACGGGCGAGATGAAGAACCGCAAGGGGGAAACCCAGTACCACTTCGTGCCGTCGTCGGAACTCCGGGCGCGCATCGGCCGGTCCTTCCGCAACCACGCCCTGATGCTCCAGTCCCGGGACATCACCGCGTCGTTCGAGGCCAAGCCGGTGTCCGGGGCGAACGGGTCCACCGTGTGGACCACCGCCCAGGTGACGCTGACCTACGTGTTCACCAGCCTGGTGGACGGGTCCACGGTGGAGTTCGAGGCCGCTGGGGAAGGCCGCGACTCCTCCGACAAGGCGACCGCCAAGGCCATGACCATGGCCTTGAAGTCGGCCCTGTCCCAGGCGTTCATGCTGGCCACCGATGACGAGGACCCGGACGCCACGCGGCCGGAGGTGGTCCAGGAGGACCGTTACGCTCCCCCGCCACCGGACAACCGCACCGATGCCCAACGGGCCGCCCAGGAGGCGTACGAGCGGCGCAAGGCGCAACTGGCGCAGGACACCCGACCGGAGCAGGCCACGCGCCTGACGACCCGCCAGCCCAGCGAGACCGACGAACAATACCTGGCCCGCCTGCGCGCGGAGCAGGCGCCCCAGGAGGACTACAACGCGGCCGTACGGCAGGCCAACCAGAACGGCCGGCCGGCACAGGTGCACCCCGCCCGGCCGACCCAGGCCGCCGAACCGGCCGGCGACCCGATGGCGGACGCGGAGCGGATGCTGACCGACCGCCTGGGCGCGCGGCCCGTGGACGAGATCGGCCAGAAGCTGGTCACGGCCATCAGCGAGGCGACGCGCACGCGCATGGCCGGCGGCAAGCTGACCCCGAAGGACACGCAGCAGCGCCAGCGCGCGGGAGCGGCCGTCACGGCGGCGGTGAACGCCACGGACCTGGCGAAGCTGGACCGGATCATCCTCCAGGCGGAGGCGGAGGGCCTTCTCCAGCTCGTGATCGATGAGGACAAGATGGTGGCCGCGATGTTGAAGGCCATGCGGGACAGCCGGCTGGCCGGTGCATCGACATGACCACCGGGTACAGCGTCCGCGATCTGATCAAGGACTGGTGGCCCGACCACCTGGGCTGTCTCACGTCCTACGGCGTCGGTCGTAAGGATCAGGAGCTGGGCGTGGTTTGCGGTTGCGGCGCGGTGCTGGGGTTCCCGGCGCAGTCGGACGAGTTCGCCGGCCCCAGTCGTCCGGAGCGCCAGGACCCGCCGGTCCCGGACTCCGGGTTGTGGGGCAACAGCGGTGACGGCGACTCCGGCGCCGTGCCGACCGCCCAGGGTGGCGGCTACGACGATCCACCCTGGGACACCAGCGACGCGGCCAGCCCCATGGCCACGGAGCAACCGGTGGACGCCATTCCGGATGGCGTGGACGCGCTGGTGCCGACTGGCGGCGCCATGCCGGCCTCCGCCGTGGTGCCCACCGACCCGATCGAATCTCGCCTGGTCGCGATCGACCCGACCAGGATCTACACGTCCACCGATATCGAGCTGCAACTGGTCTCGATCGAGGCGCGACTGGAGGCCGGCCAGCTCTTTCAGCGCGTCTGGGAAATGCGGGCACTGGCCGCCAAGATCGCGTACACGCTGGCCTATGAGCAGGCCATCAGCGAGTCCGATGCCCCATCGGCCGACCGGCGCAAGGCGGAGGCCACGCTGGCGTGCAGGGAGGAACTGGAGGCGAAGCTGACGGCGGAGACCATGGCCAAGGCCGTGGCCGACACGATGCACAACCTCCGCTCCATGCTGTCGGGCTACCAGTCCATCGCGCGTTCCATCGGTGCCTCCATGTCGGTGGGCGGGATGGACCTGGACAATGCCCGGGAGCGCTACGCCCGGACATGACGCTGGCCGGCCGGGATCGCCGTCCAGCGTGAAGTTATTCGCACCACAACGAACAAGGAGAGAGCACACCATGATCGAGGATCAGTGTTTGACCATCGCCGGCACCGTCGGCAGTGACGTGGAGGTCCGTTTCACACCCAGCGGCGCGGCCGTGTGCAATTTCAGCGTGGCCGTCAACCACCGCAAGTACAACCGGTCCAGCGGCCAGTGGGAGGAGGCCGGCACCGACTGGTGGCGGATCAACTGCTGGCGTGCGCTGGCGGAGAACGTGGGGGAGAGCGTCCGCAAGGGTGACCGCGTGCTGGTGTACGGCAAGGTGGCCTCGCGGACCTTCGACGGCCGCGACGGACAGCGCGTCACCACGTGGGAGGTCACGGCGGAGGAGGTGGCCCACTCCATGAAGTTCGCCACCACCGTCCAGAACCGTACCCAGCGCACCCAGGCCGGCGGCCAGGATGGCAACCAGCGTCCGCGTCCGCAGGGCCAGTACGGCGGCCGGAGCGGCACGGATGATGACCCCTGGGCCAGCCCGGACCCCGGATACGGCACCGGGGAGATCCTGTCTCGGGTGGCGGTGGACGATCCGCCGTTCTGATAACCTCCAGTCTGCCCCCTCTTGGGAAGGGGGTAGGTTGCCAGGAACGCCCCATGTCGCGCACATGGGGCGTTCCGCGTTCCCGCACCTTGTGTTACCCGAACGGCGGGGGGTAACATCACCGGCATGGCAACCAACACCCGGCCCATACTGCCCATCCACACGGTGGTGACGCGGCCGGACTACCAGCTCGTGATGTACGTGGTGGACGAACTGACCTGCGCCAGCACGGACCACTGTCCGCACTGCGTCCTGGAGGACAGCCGCGTCCAGGCCAACATCTGGCTGCCGCTGGGCGACGGAACGCACGCGTTCGAGGAGTCCTGTCTGCCCTGTCTGATTCCGGTGCTGGACTCCGGTCCGTGGATCGACCGCACCCAACCGATCACCGTGGAGGTGGCTCATGGCGCGACCCAGCGTCCATTCTGAGGACTATTCGATCACGCACCCGATCCAGTACGAGATGGGCCAGCGGGCCGCCAACGGCGTGCTGGACAAGGACCCCGGCGTGGCCCAGGTCAATTTCGAGGTGGCGGACACGATGTGGTCCGACGCCCCACCGCACGCGGACCCCGTGCTGATGGCCATCCTGGCGGGTTACCGGGACACCATGCGCGAACACGCGGAGCGGGGGACCGACGCATGAGCATGTACCGGATCACCGTGGACCTGGACGACTTCACCACGCGGGAGGAGGCGGAGGAGGCCCGGCGCAAGATCCTGGCCATCAGCCAGGTGATCGGTGCTGACCTGGACAACATGGACCCCGACGACGACCCGGAGGTGTGACCATGTCCGATCAGTCCCTGGAGCTGGCCGGCGGTGCGCTGCCGGCCCCCAGCTCGATCCGCGCCCAGCTCCGGCGCCAACTCAACGAGGCCGTGGCCGTCGAACGCGCCCGGCGTGGAGAGGTTCGGCTACCGGAGGACGTGTGGCCGATGTTCCGTGCGCTGGCCCGCGTCACGGAGACGTGCGGCGAGTATGCACGGGCGTTCCAGGCCGCCGCCACGGAGGCCAACGCGGTAGCGGAAGAAGATCTGATCGAGGCCGTAGGCGAACAGGACGGGACGCCCAACCAGGGCATGACCGTGCCGGACGCGGACGGTGACGTGAAAGTCAGCCTGGACACGGCGAATGCCTACGAGTTCGACCGTGGCGCGCTGTTCAACGCCGTGGCCTACGCGGTGCGCGCGGAGCACAGCGTGGTCGGCACGCTCGTGAAGATCATGGAGATGTACCCGGGTCACCTGGAACCGCAGGAGCTGGAGGACCGGGACGCCCAGGTGGACCAGTTCGTGGCACACCTGCTCCTGGCCGCCATGCGGACGCTGTGCGAGTTGGGCAAGTTCGAGCCCCAGATCACCAAGGTCAAGGCGTACGCGGCGCTGCTGGCCCGTGCCGGCGACGCTGACGACATCGTCGGCACGGTCACGTCCAGCACCCGCAAGCGCACGATCTACAAGGGCGTCAAGATCACGAGGGAGGCACCGAAGTGAGCACGGAGAAGCACAGCGAGACCTGGAACCAGGGTTGCCTGGTCAACGCGCTGGTGGAGATGGAGCGCATCCGCGCCATGCTGCACGGCGTCACCGGCAACCTGACCCAGTCCCAGGTGACCTACATCCGGGGCCGGGCGGAGGCGGCGGCCACGGAGTTGCGCGACGTGCTGGACGCCCAGGAGCGCACCCAGGAGCTGTCGACCGCCACAGACCGTGACCACGTCGGTATGTGACATGGCGACCAGGCGCGGCACGACCAACAGCAACCGGCGCGGCAACGCGTCCGACCGGCGGGCACGCAAGTTGTGGCTGCTGACGGAGTACGGCGACGGGGTCACGGCAGAGTGCTCGCTGGCCGTGTCCAGCGATTGTCCAGGAACTGTCACGTTCGAGACCATGTCGGTGGATCGGATCGTGCCGGGGATCGAGGGCGGCACGTACGCACGAGGCAACATCCGGCCGGCGTGCTGCCCGTGCAACTCGCTGACCGGCGCCCGGCTGGCCCTGGCTCGGAGGGCGTCGTGACGCCCCAGGAGTTGCTGGCGTCGGCCCGCCGGCTCCAGCAACTGACCCGCCAGCTTGACCAGTCCAACCGGCCGACGGACTGGCAGCAGATCACGGCCGGCGTCCAGACGGAGGTCATGATCCTGGTGTCCGGTCTGACGGCCGCTGTAGAGGCCGTGGAGGCGTTGAGCGCGTCCGCCACGGCCAACCACACCGGCAAGGCCCGTCTGGACGCCAGGGAGACCAGCCAGCAGGCAGCGCGGGCCGTTTCCGTGCGGACGGGTTCCCAGCGCGGGCGCATCCTGGTGTACCTGCTCAACCAGGGAGCGCGGACGGACCCGGAGATCCAGCTGGATCTGGACATCCCGCCGTCGTCCCAGCGGCCCCGGCGGGTAGAACTGGTGGAGCTGGGCCTGGTCGGCCCGGCCGGGACCACGGTCCGTAACGGCCAGGAGTACACCTGCTGGGCGGTGACCCATGACGGGTTCGCCGTTGCCCGGCGTCTGTCCAATGGCCAGAACGTGGTCACGGTGCCCACAATGGCATCAAACGGTCCGTCTACTGTAGACGAACCGGAGGGTGATGGAATGCTGTTTTGATCATGGTGGCGGGGTTACGATCGCCGTCACGGTTACAAGATCGGGCGCCTGGTGTGTGAATCACTAGCCGTGATCACCAGGCGCCCGAATTGGCCCACTTACAACACTGGGGAGTGATGGGACCAGTGCGGAGTCTACCCACAGTGGCTCTCCACTAACGCGAAAGCCGGACGACGGCTAATCGTCCGGCTGGTTGCGCTCCCCCGACAGGAGCTGAATTCGCATGACCACGGTATCAGTTCGACACCACGAACACATCTCCATCCCGGCGGACACGCTGGCCCACGAGGCGCTGGCGGAGGCCGGCCTACCGCTGCCGGCGTTTCCCGCGTCCGACCTTGACCGGGGTATGGCGCTGGCCGACCTGGCCCATTGCATCATCGCGGCGTGGCCGCTGCTGACCTCCGATGACCGGCTGACCATGGCCGCTGCCCTGTACCCGGAAGGCGTGGCGGCATGAGTATCAAGATCATGACACTGGTGTGGGACACGGATATCGGTCCCGCAACCAAGCGCCTCGTCCTGCTGGCCCTGGCCGACTCCGCCAATGACGAGGGTTCGTGCTTCCTGCTGATCTCCACGCTGGCCCGGAAGGCGTGCGCCGGGGAGAGCACCGTTCAGCGGGTGCTGGCGGAACTGGAGAATGAGGACAACCTGATCCGCCGGGAGTTCCGGGCCAACCGGAGCACGATCTTTCACCTGAACGTGGATGCCATCCGGTCCCGGATCGAGACGGGGTCTCAAATCGAGACCCCGTCCCCCCAGGATCGAGACCCCAGGGGGTCTCAAATCGAGACCCATAACCGTCCTTCACCCGTCAAAGAACCAACTACCGCGCCTGATGGCGCGGAGCAGCCCGAAGAACGCCCATCCTCTGGGCCGACGTTGCACGGGGTGGCACCGGCTGATGTTGCGGAGCTGACGATCAACCAACGGGCCACGAGGCTGGCCCAGAACCACTACGAACGGCTGGGCAAGATGGGCAACGTGCCGGCCATGATGAAGATCGTCAAGAAGGCCCTGGAGCACGACTACACGGACGCGACGGTGGATCGCGCGTGCGCCTGGATCGCGGACCACCAGTGGACGCTCACCGAAGAACGCCTGGCGAATACCCTTCGCGGCGGTCCGAAACCACCCAACGGCAGGCCGCCGGTCAACGGCCGGCCGATTGCTCGTACCGGCTCCGGAATGGAGATCCAGACCTCATGAGCATCAACGCGCACGATCTCCAGGCCGAACGCAGCCTGCTGGGTTGTCTGCTGCTGGGTTCCAAGATCCCGGAGGTGGTGGCCGACTTCCTGGCCGTCCCGCCGGAGGCGTACTACAACGTCCGGCACACGGTGATCGCGTCGCTGATGCGGGACATGGTGGCTCGCCAGATCCCGGTGGACCCGATCACCGTGTACGCGGAGGCGTGCAAGCAGGGAATCGCCGGCCAGATCGGTGATGCGCCGTACCTGCACACGCTGATGGCACTGGTTCCGACGGCGGCCAACTCCGGGTACTTCGCGGAGTGGCTGTGCGAGCTGTACGGCCGGCGTCGGCTCGCGGAGGAGATGATCCGACAGATCCAACAGCTTGACCAGCTGTGGGAGAACGCGGACCGCACCGGCACGGCGGAGGCCGTGGCCCGGCTCCGTGCGGCCTGCGACGACGTGGCGGCCTACAGCGGGTGCGCCTCCGGCGAACGGGTCACCTACCTGGACGAGTTCCTGGAGCAGGACATCAGCTACGACTGGCTGATTCGGGGCCTGCTGGAGCGGCGCGACCGGCTGGTCATCACGGGAGATGAAGGGTTCGGCAAGTCGGAGCTGGCCGCCCAGATCGCGTGTTGCGCTGCCGCCGGAATCCACCCGTTCACCGGGGACGTGCTGGTGGAGGGCGGCCTACGGGTGGGCGTGGTGGACTGCGAGAACTCCACCAACCAGTCCCGGCGCCGGTACCTGCGGATGGTGGACGCGGTGAACAACCATCTGCGGATGCACCAGGCCCAGCCGGTGGACTGGCGCAAACAGATGGCGGTGGAGTTCCGCACGGAGGGCCTGGACCTGCTGTCCGGGCCGAACGTGGCGTGGCTGGAGCGCTGGATCAGCGTGGCCACGCCAGACATCCTGGTCATTGGGCCGCTCTACAAGCTGCACCGGGAGGACATCAACGGCGAGACGGCCGCGCGGGCGCTCACCGTGGAGCTGGACAGCCTCCGGGCGCGGCACAACGTCGCGATCATCACGGAGGCGCACGCCGGCCACGTGAAGGGCGACGACGGCAAGCGGCTGATGCGCCCGCGCGGGTCTTCGCTGTTCCTGGGCTGGCCGGAGTTCGGCATCGGCCTACGGCGCAACTCCGACAACCCGGAGGAGTACGCGGACGTGGTGGCGTGGCGCGGACACCGCGACGATGGTCGCCAGTGGCCGGCCCGGCTCTACAAGGCCCGCGCGGGCCTGATCCCGTGGCGGCCGTTCGAGGAGTATTACCGCCTGTTCGAGCCCCACGAGTAGCTGGCCGACGTACCGTGAGGCTATCGAAGGGAGACGATCATGACGGCGGCCGTCGGCGGGTTCCTGATTGACGGGATCAACCACCCGACGGTGGACCAGGTCCGGGCGGCCAAGGCCATCGGGGTGATGCTCTACGGCGGCACGCCGGGGGACAGTCTGGGCAAGGACTTCACCGCTGGCCAGTACGCGGCCTACAAGCAGGCCGGACTGTTGACGCCGTTCATGTACGAGAACCGGGCGACGGACGCGACCGCCGACGCCCCCGCGATCGAATACCGGGACGGGGTGAACCACGCCAACGCGCTGATCGCGGACCTGCGGAACAAGGGCGTGGCCGACACGGAGCCGATCGAGTGCACCTGTGACGAACACCTGACGGCGGCCCAGATCCCCCGGGCGCTCCAGTACCAGACGGGGTTCTACAACGCGGCCAAGGCCCAGTGGCACGGCGCGGTCGGCGGCTACGGGTTCCCGGAGTTCACGACGGCGATTCACGACGCGCACGTGGCGGACTGGCTGCACGGCTGTGGCCGGCAGTCCGACCAGCCGGCGTTCATCAACATCTGGCAGGACAACAACAATACGATCTTTGTTGGTGGATCGAACGACGATGAGGACTGGGTCCGCACGCCGTTGCCGTTCGGAGGTGGAAACGTGGGAATCCTGGCACCTGACGACGTGGCGGCTGTGGCCAACGCCGTGCTGTTCAACACCAAGATCGTCGGCCCATCCGGGGCGACGCAGTACAACGCCAACGACATGCTGTATTGGACAAATCGGATCATCAACGGCTGGGACGCCATGGTGGCGGAGTTGACCGCGATCAAGACGGAGCTGGACGCTGTCCAGGCCGGCCAGCAGTCGGGCGTAGACCCGTCGGCCGCCATCGCCAAGATCGAGACGTTCTTGTCGTCGGTGAAGGTGGTCGCCGGCACGTGATCGGCCCGCACGTAAGCCGGGCCGCGCTCTAGCGTCCCGGCCATGGGTACGGTGACCAACACGCTGATCGACGGGGCTGGCCGGGGCCTGCGCAACGTGACCGTACGCATCCTGTTGATCGCTCCGCTGAACCCGTTCCTGCTCAACGGCACCGGGGAGATCCTGTCCCGGGTGGCGGTGGACACCGACCAGAACGGGGTCTGGTCGGTGGACCTGGTGCCCTCCAGTCAGCTCGATCAGACGAACGCGTACTACCTGGTGGACGAGAGCCAGGCGCCCGGCGGCCGACGCTGGGCCATCGTCGTGCCGGATGGTGCCGGCCCGTTCAACCTCCGGGACCTGCTGGTGCCGACGCCACCCACCACGGACCCCAACGGGCCGTCCCCGGTGCGGAACGCGTCATTCCACTGGGAACAGGTCAACCCGGTGTCTATCTGGACGATTCCGCACAACCTTGGTTTCTATCCCAACCTGCGCATTAAGGACACGGCCGGTGCCGACTGGTACGGCTGGTCGGTCACCGACGTGTCCGTGAACAGTCTCACCGTTGACCTGGGCGTATCGATGGCGGGCACCGCCGAACTGAGTTAGGGAGACCGTCATGGTTGCCAATTTCGGCAAGCCCATTGACCTGCACCTGAACGAGATGCGCAATGCGGTGATCCAGAACCTGGGCGCGGACCCCGGCTCGCTGGTGGCCGGCCTGATGTGGTTCAACACCGTGTCCGGGCTGATGAAGTGGCACAACGGGTCAGCCGTGATCGATCCGCTGAACCGGTCCAACCACTCCGGAACGCAACTCGCGGCCACGATCTCCGATTTCACGGCCGCTGTCCAGGCCCTGCGCTGGGCGTCCATGACTGCCCCGAACGCGGCGGTCAACATGAACAGCCAGCAGTTCACCGGCCTGCCGGCCGCGTCCGGCAACGGCCAGGCCGTGGAGTACGCCCAGTTCAACACCGCGCTGGCCAACATCGCGACCGGCATGGACCTGAAAGAGACCCAGGCCCAGGTGGTCGCCACCGCCAACATCAACACAGCCAGCCCCGGCGCCACGATCAGCGGCCACGCGATGGTGGCCAACGATCGCGTACTGCTGTCGGCCCAGACCACGGCCAGCCAGAACGGGCTGTGGGTATGGAACGGGTCGGCCGTGGCCATGACGCGGGCTGCCGACGCCAACACCACCGGCTCGATCCTGGGCGGCACGATGGTGGTGGTGGGTGATCTGGACGCCACCAACCCCAACACAGTCTGGATGCAGACGGCGACCGGCACCGGCACCAACGGCGCCATCACAATCGGCACCGACAACCAGACGTGGATCAGGGTGCTGTCCCCGGTCACCCTGACGGCCGGTAACGGCATCGCCATCGCGGCGGGCGTGATCTCCGCCGTGGTGGCCGCGTCCGGCGGTCTCACGGTCGGTGGCTCCGGTCTCGCCCTGGACACCACGATTGCGGTGCGCAAGTACAGCACGACGTTGACCGGCGACGGGACCACCACGTCCTGGACGATCACCCACAACCTGGGCAGCAACAACCCGGATGTCAATGTGCGCATTGCCGGGGCGAAATGGGAGGTTGATGACCAGGTGGCCTCCGCCGGGGCGTCCACAACGCAGGTCATCATCGGGATCTCCCCGGCCCCGGCCAACGGCATCGCGATTGCCGTATCGGTCCAAGCCTGATGGCCCGCAACTGGGGCACCACGGAGCTGATCCCAGACCCGACGGCCCTCCAGAACCCCGCCACGAAGAACTACGTAGACACCACGAAGTTGCAGCTTATCGGCGGGTACATGACCGATCAGTCCACCGCGACGATCCTGTCGGCGGGCGCCGCGACCAGTGAGACCGACCTGGGCACGCGGATGCGCTCCAACTCGATCAGCTTCCTGTCCGGGCACCTGTACTTGGCGTTGCTCAACATCAACGGTCAGCAGTCGACAGAGCCCGGCGACGCATGGGACTTCCGTCTCCGGATCGGCTCCGCCACCGGAACGCTGTTCGGCGGCGTGGTCCAGCTTGCCGCCGGTAGCACCTGGTCCAACCAGCCGACGTTCGCGATTCCGTGGCTGTGTGGTGCGAACGTGTCGGGCGCGATGTTCACGACGTACGTACGTGCGGCCGGCTCCGGAAACCTGTCTATCGGTGCCATGGGTTCCACCACCGGATCGTCCAGCCTGCTGGTGTTCGAGTGCGGTTCGGCCCAGTCCAGCGTGATCAACCACACCTGATCAGGGTGAACGCAACTCGCCACGCTGGGCTATCTGGCTGACAGAGAGCTACCATTCGGCCATCCTGGTTGATCTTAGGTGGGGTGACCAGCGGTGGGTGATGTCACGCGACTATCAGACCGGTCGCGTCCTGCGGATGAGACGGGCGCCTGTACGCACCCGTCCGAGCGTGACGCGCGGTACTGCCACGGGCGCAAGCGCCAGGGCGCCGGGTTGTGTCACCGGCCGGCCGGGGAGGGGACTCCGCACTCCGGCATCGGCCGCTGCAAGCGCCACGGGGGCAGCCTGCCCAACGTCGTCAAGCATGACCTGGCCGCCCTGGCGCACCAGCGGGCCACCAAGGAGCTGGCCCAGCTCAACGCCGACGCCACGCCCGTGGACAACCCGCTGGCCGTCCTGGCCTCGCTGGCCGGGGAGGCGGTGCGCTGGAAAGACATCCTGGCCGCGCACGTCGCGGAGCTGAACAGCCTGCGGTACACGGTGCGCCCGACGGTGCAGTGCCCGGAATGCGAACACACGTTCCGCCCGGAGCACGCGGTGGGCACCGGGGAGCAGATCCGGGGTGAAGTGCTCCTGTACGAGCGGTCGCTGACCGACCTGGGCCGGTTGCTGGTGGCCATTGGCCGGCTCAACCTGGACGACCGGCTGGCGCGGATAGATGACCGGCTGGCGGACATCATCGTGCGGTCCGTGG